CTTGGCGGATAAAAAACATTAAAAAAAAAAAAAAAAAAAAAAAAAAAAAAAAAAAAAAAAAAAAAAAAAAAAAAAACAAAAAAACAAAAAAAAAAAAAAAAAAAAAAAAAAAAAAAGAAGAGCTTTTCAGCTCTTCTTAATTTTGTTATGATGATTTTGTTAGTTTGAAAGTTTCATCATAACAGTATTTCGAACATGTTGGTATCTGATCTCACCACCATGTTTTGTTGTTACGTTATACTTTTTGAGCAGATGATAGATATCCTTTACAGAATATCCTGCTGACTTGAGATATCTGATCTTCTTTGCAGTATCTGCTTGTTTGTCGAGATCAACTTTGAGTTGATCAATCGTTTCGATCTGTTCGATCTGTTCGTTCATTTCGTTCGACATTTACTTATCTCCTGTGTTGATCGATCACAATTGATCGATACAAACAACATACAAGCATAACATAAAAACACAACATCTAATTATTTAATTTGTGATTTAATTATTAGATTATTTGTTTGTGTTTTAAAAATTTTCGTATACGGGTTAAATTTTTTTAAAAACCGGACTAAGGCTCTCCCAAAATACCCAAAATTTTTACCAGGGTTTTTCACCCGGGTAATACCTGTAGGTTATGACCTAAAGAAAAGTTCGTTCGGAACAACAAATTCCTCTTGAGGTCCCTTAGGAACTGATATATAATTATGGTAACATTGAACATCTACCTGACGTTCGATTTTAAGTGGTTGTGAAGATACCTGTACGTCGTCATGGATCAGATACTAGCTATGAATGCTGTAGAAGCGCTGCCAATATCACTTAAGGCGAATATTTTTCGGCAGATCAACCGAGATATTCCGCTCAGTGATTATGGTATCCCGCAGTATATCTATCGTGCTGATATTATTCCAAGCAACCTGGAGAATATGGAATCCAAGCATCGCCTGCAGATGCTCAATGCAGCTACGTTGAATGTTGCGTTCGATCAGGGATTCCCAGCAGTAGAGATCTCTTCAGAGACTGGCGCATCTGTCCCTTTGTGGGAGAAGTTGCCTGGAGAGTCCATTGATGCCTTCAATGCATTCATGGTATATCTGGAGCTACCCGAAAAATCGAACCATGAGAATCCTGTACGTCTACTACCGATGATTGCAAGTGTCATCGGAAAAAGTATTGAAGAGGTTGTTTCGTATTTTCATATCTACTACTGGCACTTCAGAGCTAGGGCATACGATCTATTCCTTGTAGCTTGTCACAGGATCCAGCGCGAACAGCGCCTTATGTCAATTGAGGGCTCCCATTTTAAGATGGCCGAGACCCTCCTTAACAAGATTAACACCATTGCAGAAGTCAAACTTGATCAGACTATTGGTGCTCTAAACGATCCCGATGGAGATACTTCAGACGTAAAGCTGAAAGATCTCATCGATATGGTCGACAAACTTGTCAAAGTACAGCGTATTTCTGTGGGTCTTCCTGCTGCTGGACCTCAAGCTGGAGACGTACCTGTACCCCATGCCCCAGTTTCTGATACCTTCCGTAAGATCGCGTCAGATTCGCAGATCCGAGAGGTTAAGTCTAATCGTTCTGCCGAAATGGATAGGATCCTTGCAAATCCTGACGATCTAGCACAGATGCAAGATCTAGTAATCCGAATTGGCTTCGGTAAAGAGGTAGTAAGACCTAACAACACCTATGAATATGATCCTAATAAGTCAGTAGCCCTAGAGATAGAGCCTACCGATGAATCTTGATGATCTAGTTTCAGGGACGTCGTCATTAGGTTTGGGTTCATCCCAGTCCAACTATACAGCAACAAAACTCGCCGAACTTGTCAATAACTATCGTTTGACACCAATGACGTTGGCTTTGAAGCTTAATCCGCTTCTAATTCCAGCCAAGTTTCATCTATTTATTTCCGCCAAAATCGCTGCAGCCATCGCTAAAGGCAACGGTCGCTTAACCATTTCAGCGCCTCCCAGACATGGTAAATCGGAAATTATTACGAAAAATACACCAATCTGGACGCTAGAGAACTACGGCAAGAAAGACGTAATCCTAACGACGTACGGCGGTGAACTATCTGCGGATTTCGGTAGGCAGATCCGAGATCTTGTGCAGAATAATGAAGATCTCCTACGTTTACGCATTCGTAGGGATGCGCACCGAGCTAATAACTGGATTACTGATGAAGGCGGAACCATGCGATCCGTCGGTATTGGTGGCCCAATCACAGGTCGTGGCGCTGATGTGCTCCTAATTGATGACTATATTAAGGAAATTAAGGAAGCACAGTCTGCTAATCATCTGCAATATTTGTGGGATTGGTTCAGAACTACTGCGTTTACTCGACTAGAATCTGGCGGAACCTGCATTATTATTGCCACTAGGTGGGCCAAAAATGACCTAATTGGCATGATTAAGAAGGAAAATCCTGGCGAATACCCCTGGGAACATATCACAATTCCAGCCATTGCTGGGGAAGATGATATCCTCGGAAGACAGCCAGGAGAGCCACTATTTCCGCAGAGAAAGTCGCTAAATGACCTAAAAGATGCGAAATCTTTGCTAGGAACGTACTTCTTTAACACAATGTTCCAGCAGGATCCTGATGATCCTAATGCCCAGCTAACGAATAAAGATTGGCTTAAGGTTATTCCCTTTGCTCCAGAATTCACTTCGGATGTCAAGTTCATCAGAATGTGGGACTTTGCATCCTCCGAAGGTACTGGTGATTACACTGTCGGTATGCTTTGTGCATACGATAAGCGTAATGATATCTTCTATATCCTGGATATCAAGAGGGATCAACTATCTCCAGGTAAGGTTGAGAGGCTAGTCAAGAAGACTGCAGCCGATGATGGATATAACGTAGTTGTAGGACTACCAAGAGATCCTGGATCTGCAGGAAAATCGTTGGTCTTCCAGTACGAGAACAATATTCTAAAAGGCTTTAAGACTAAGGAGATGCCTACCAGCAATAACAAGGTGGTAAGGGCTCAACCCTTCCTGGCAGCCGTCGAAGCTGGTAGAGTTGTAATGATACAATCTGTATGGAATAAACTCTTTGCAGATGAGTATGACGACTTCCCTGGAGGTACGAACGACGACCAAGTTGATGCCGCAGGCGATGCCTACGTAGCACTCACAGGTAAGAAGTTTGTAAAAGTTGCATGGGGTCAGGATGTTGAAACAAATAGAAACATCCAACTAACACCTGAAAAAGCTGCAACAATTAGGCTCCCTAACGGTGAGCTATATACGCCTGCAAACTATGAAGCTTTAGCAAAACAGCCCAAGAAAACGGGCTTTGTTTGGGGTAGAAACTGATGGATATCAGTCCACTTCGCAGATTTTCACAACTTGTTTCCACAATGTTTGGGGGTGCAAGAGACCTTTACAAGACCTTTGGGTATAAGCGAGACCTAAGATTTGAAGACTTTATGCAGAAGTATCTCCGACAGGGTGTTGCTGCCCGTATTGTCGATGCCCCTGCACAAGCTTTGTGGACAAATCCTCCAGTAATATCCTCAAATAGTGCTAAATGGAATTCTGCTTGGCAAGATCTTGTCGCACGCCTCAGACTGTTCTATATTCTGGAGCGTGCTGATAAATTGTGCGGAATTGGCCGATATAGCGTTATTCTTATTGGTTATAATGACGGTGGTGACCTGTCAAAACCAGTAAATATGAACAGAATTAGTCAAAGCCCCCTACCAATCCTCTATTTGCAGCCATATAGTGAAGATGCAGCAAAGATCGATTCGTACGATCAGGATGTGACCTCTGAAAGGTTTGGTAAACCTCTTATGTATTCTATCCAGCAGAACAAGGATACGAATGCATCTATTGCTGAAAAGATCGATAAGAAGAATAAGTCTGCAAACGGACTTACAGCACTTAAAGTTCACGCATCACGAATCATCCATATTGCCGAAAATACCCTTGTAGGTGAACTGTTTGGTTCCCCAAGACTTGAGCGTGTGTACAATACCCTTGAAGATCTGGAGAAGGTAACCGGTGGTGCTGCAGAAACATATTGGCTAGTTGGTAACCGTGGGCTCCATATCGACATCGATAAAGAGGTTGAGCTGGACTCAGACGATGCAAAAGCTCTTACTGACGAAATTGACGAATATCAGCATCAGCTACGTAGAGTGATCCGTACCAGGGGTGCAAAAATTAACGATCTGGGATCTGAAAATCCCGATCCTACAGGTACGTTTAACGTTCTTATTGCTGTACTATCTGGAGCTACTGGAATTCCTCGAAGAATTTTAACAGGATCTGAAGCAGGCCAGCTTGCCTCTAACCAGGATAGAGCTAACTGGGCAGATCGTATCGTCGAAAGGCGTACCAGCTTCGGAAATCCTGTAGTTCTTTACGGGATTATCAGAAATTTGACGCGTGCTGGATTCCTTCCGACTGATGATAAGCTGGCAATCACCATTGATTGGCCTTCTGCATATACCATGAGCCCCTACGAAATGGCTCAAACATCTGCACAACATGCAAGATCTGCTACAAACTTCGCCAAAGCACTTGAAACAATGAACAGGATTAAGAAGGGCACACCAGCTAAAACTGATATGAATGGTGTACCAATTGAGGGTTCGGGCACTCCCGGAGTTGATATCGGAGATCTAGTGACCGTAGATGAAGCTAGAAAGTTCATTGGTTTGGATAAGCCTGCTATTACTTATGACTCATCTAAAGATGTCACATGATCGCGATCATGTGTTTTCCTCCGTTGGGCGCGCTGCCCGAATGACCTATTGGGGAGTAACATGGAAACTATAGCAAACTCTATTAGGGCAATCTGGCACTTGTTCACAGATCCCGTTCTAATTGGTCTAACAGTGTTAATTTCCTCATTTAAAGCATACTGGACGCATGATGGCAGCTGGGTAAAAACAATTGTATCATGGATTGTGGGAGTGTTTAGCGGACTCTTATTTACTGATTTTGCTCTGTATTTCTTCGAACTAGACGTTGTTAGGTGGAAGTTATTCGTGGGTGGGGTGCTCACATTAACTGGCGAAAACCTAATGAAGTGGTTGATGAAGAATTCTGAAGATCCACTAGAAGCCTTCAAAAAGGTCATAGGTGCCTGGAGGAAGACCGATGAATAAAGTTGTAACCGCGAAGAGTAAGTATCATCACACTGGAGAACTTTGGTGGTTTGTGGTCATAATGATGGGATGGCTCATTGTAGGTAGTATCTCAACCTATGAACATCACGTAGAACCCTGGATTGAGCAGAACCTAGATGTTTATGAAGTAATTCCTGGAACTCTATCTGTTCAATACACAGATAAGGGAATTGTTTACAGCGTCGAAGCTAAGAAGTTACGTGATTGTAGGGTTAGAAGGGCCGCTGATCTATCAATATCTACGAAATGGATTGATACAGACGGCAAAGTTAACGTTAAAGCTTATGATCTAGTCGATATAAACGGCAATGAGATCAAAGCAGGTCCTATTGTAAAAGTTGGAGAAACATTCGTAGTTGGGCCCTTCCTAATTGAAGATACTCCTGATGTTATAAGCAGAACTACCTATATAAGGCAGTCAATTCCATGCTATTACGCATCAGGATCAAGGGTAGAAGCTCAAATTGGACCGTTTATTTTGGGATCTGACGGGTGGAAATAAATTTTATGTGCGAACTAAAAAAACACTCTTGAGTTCCAAAATGAACTATGTTATAATGTTCAAAATAGGTCGAACATGCTAAAACATCAGATTCATGCACTATCTGCAAGTACTTCTGGGGAGTTTCGAACAGAAACCCTTCTTGGTAAGGAGTATTTGGTAGTTCCAGTTGTTGCAATGGTTGAAGGTGTCCGATTCGGGGCTAACCAGAGCTCTGCAGAACTCGGACTAGCAGAAGACTTCGGAAAATATGTAGACTCGTGGGCTAATAAACCACTAGTTATGAACCATCCCAAAGTGGATGGTAATTTTGTAAGTGCTAACTCAGCTTCAGTTCTTGAAGATTGGTCGTTTGGCATTACAATGAATCCCATCCTAGAAGGTGACAAGCTTAAACTTGAAGCCTGGATTGATGTTACAAGATCTACCGATTTAGGTGGAGAGTTTTCTCAGGTTGTTGACCTTCTAAAAGCAGATACTGTTTTGGAAGTCTCCGTCGGATTCTTCTGCGATGTTGAGAACAAATCAGGATCGTTCAAAGGTCAATCTTATTCGGGCGTTTGGAAAAATATCGTTCCGGATCACTTAGCAATCCTAAGCGAAGGTGTCAAGGGTGCCTGCTCTGTCGAAGACGGATGTGGGGTTCCCAGAATCAATAAGGATGGTAGCATGCCCGCACCGAATTGTCAATGTGGCGAAAAAACTGATTGCTCGTGCAATAAATCCCCAGAAGCCAAAATTAACAAGACGTCCGTTCCTCAGGTTCCTAAGAGTAAGGTTCTGACTGTGGAGCAGGTGAATAATGAACGCAAGGAAGTGCGTTCTATTAATGAGCTTATCTATGCACAGTCAATTGCACCTGATGTTATCAATCAGGATGTGATGACTCTTCTACGAAAGGCTGCCGAAGATAAATTTGGACCTTTCGTATATGTCTACGGATTTACTCAGAGCGTAGCAATCTTCGAAATTTACGATAGTGAATCCTACACGTACAAAATTATGCAGTGTGATATTAACGTCACAGAAACCTCTGCAGAGTTCGTTGGAGAGCCTACCGAAGTCGTTCTCCTGACGAAGATTGTCCCAGTGACTTCGGACAATACTGGAACAGTAAACACCCAGGAGACGACGATGACTGTTGAAGACGATAAGACTAAAAATCAGCCTGATAATTCGAATCAGGCCGATCAGCCTGTTGAGGTTCAGGCCAATAAGCAGCCTGTTGCTCAGACAGCTGCTGAATACATTGCTGCAGCCCCCGCTGGTATTCGTGAAGTTCTTGAGACCTCTATGAAGGCTCATGAAGCTAAGCGTACTTCGCTTATTGCCAATATTAAGGCGTCCAAGCGCAATACCTTCGGCGATGAGTTTCTTCAGGCTCAGACCGTTGAAGTACTTGAGGGCATTGTAGCGCTTGCAGCCCCCGATTACTCGGGTCAGGCTCCTGCTACTACGCAGCGTGTGCAGAGTGATGACAAGGTTGTACCAATGGCCCCCAAGGCTTTCGAGCGTAAGGCTAGCTAAGGAGATCCCCAATGCCTTATAACACTATTCTTCTTAAGGGTGATGCGATTTTCAAGGAAGCTCCGGCTGCCGGCGCAATCACTCCAGGACATCTGGTTATTCGAAACTCTTCGGGTAACATGATCGTCAATGCCACTGCAGGAGCTAATACTGGTAAGCTCTTTGCCCGTGAGAATGAGCTTCTAGGCAAAGATATTGCTGATGCGTATGCATCTGGAGACGAGTGCCAGTTCTTCATTCCCCAGCCGGGCTCTGAAGTTTATGCTCTTGTAGCTGCTGCGGCATCGGCGATTGTCATCAATGACTCTCTTGAAGCTGCCGCTGATGGTACCCTTCGTAAGCTTACTACGGGTACACCTCTTGCGAAAGCTCTTGAAGCTGTTGACAACTCTGGTGGCGGCTCGCCTGCGCGTATAGTCGTCGAAATTCTGTGAGGAAATAAAATGGACCCCACTATTGAATTCCTGAATGCTGGCTCTTCGCTAACGCCTGTTGCCCAGCGACTTCTCACTTCGGGCTTTAATGTTAATGCGCTCCGTACGCAGGATGTTCTGCGTAAGGAAGAATGGCTTATGTTCGACAATACTGTTGTCGATGTTGCTCGGCATAATCTACCTGTTACAGGTATGATGATTAGTCGAGGTCTTACCTACGATCTTCCCAATGCTCTTGGCCATACCAAGCTTGAATGGGAAAAGATGTCTGATCTCGGTGCTGCCGATATCAGTATGTCTGGCCTGACTCAGGGTCGAAATGATCGCCTTGATTTCACCATGGACAGTATGCCTATTCCTATTGTCCATAAGGATTTCTCTCTTAACATTCGTGCACTTTCGGCATCTCGCAATGGTAGTACTCCTCTTGATACTACTCAGGCAGCCGTTGCCGCACGTAAGGTTGCCGAAACTGTTGAAAGCCTGATTTTCAACGGTTACACGGGGCTAGGTGCTAACAATGCGATCTATGGCTTTAAGACTGCCACTAATCGTATTACCGGATCTGTGACTGCTTCGTGGGTTACAGCTACGGGTGACCAGATTGTTGGTGACGTTATTGCCATGATCAACGCGCTTCAGGCCAAGAATATGTATGGCCCGTATGCGCTGATGGTACCTCTCCCTGTTCATGTCAAGTTTGGTAATGACTACAAGGCCGGCTCTGACAAGACGATCATGCAGAGGGTTAAGGAAATCCCCGGGATTAGCGAGATTATTCCGTCGTATTACCTGTCGTCCTCCAACGTTCTGCTCGTTCAGCTGACTTCGGATGTTGCTGATATCGTCGATGGTATTCAGCCCACTACGGTTATGTGGGAAAGCCACGGCGGTATGATGTTCAACTTTAAGGTCCTTGCCATCCTGGTTCCTCGTATTAAATCTACATACGAATCCCAGTGCGGCATTGCCCACTATTCGTAAGCCATAAGGAGGCAAAACATGGCTAAGGAATATGTGCTGGTTGGAAACAACCACATGAGTCGTGATAAGGATGGGATGCCTGTTGAGCATAAGAAGGGTGATATCCTCACCCTGACGGATGTTCAGGCTGCAGCTTTCGGTGACAAGTTTAAAGCTAAGGAAGTTGTAGACGCTGAGGTGGCCGCTATGGCTGCTCTTGTAGCAGCTAAGGCTAATCCTGGTGAGAAAGATCCTGCTACGACTACGACTACGACTAAAGCCTAAGGAGTTGATTCGTGGCTGCATTAATTACACTTGACGAAGTAAGAGTCATAGCTGAACTGCCCCCCAGTTCTTCAATGGCAGATGCTACTGTTCAGTTGTTTATTGATGCAGCCACGAATATTACAGATGATAAACTAGCTAGTGCTGGATATTCCGACGCGTATCTGAAGAGTATTCAGCTGTATCTAGCTTGTCATTTTGCCGTTCTTACGTCTGAAAAGGGAGGTCTTACCGGGCAGACAGTTGGAGAATCGGAGGAAAGATATAATGATCTGAGCGCTAGGCTCAAAGGTCTTGCATCTACACGATTTGGTCAAGCTGCTATTGTTCTTGATACTTCAGGCGTACTGGGAGCTTTGGCAGCTTCCCCAGTCAAGGGATTGTTTAGAGTAATATGAGTGTTCTTGCAGAAACGGCATATAAGCAGGTAGTTTCCTACTGGGCTAATCCAGTTGAGGGAGGCTTCGGCGACATTTCTTATGATGGCCCCACCTATATGAACGCTAGATGGGAAGATCGGATTGAAACCTTTATTGACCTGTCAGGTGTTGAGCGCCGCAGTAAAGCAATCGTATTCGTTCAGATTCCTCTGGAGGTTGGGGGTTATCTATATAAAGGCACTAGTGTTGGAGCTGACCCAACAGTTGTTACGAACGCTTGGAAAATTCAAAGGTTCGACGAAATACCAGACCTTCGTGGGCTAAATATGTGCTATAGGGCATTTGTGTAATGGTCGTAAAATCCAGCTTTAGCGTTGGACGAAGAAGGCTCTCAAGTGGAGCCTCTAATGCTGGATATACCCGTGATGCTCGAGCTTCCATGGCACAGGTTATTGCCAACTATAGAACATTCGTACGCAATTTGAAAGTAGAGGTTCCTAAAGTTCTCTATGATGCTTTGGAACCGACCTTCAATCTATCCCAGGTTTATGTACCCAAAGATACTGGAACTTTGAAAGCTTCAGGTTTTCTAATTATTGATGGCTCAACAGAACGGCCACATGTAAGTATGGGATACGGAGCTAATAATAGTCCCCCATACGCTGCTAAGGTGCATGAAAATATGGAGTTTCGGCATAAGTCACCAACAAGAGCTAAGTTCCTACAGGTTGCAATCGAGGAAGACTATAACAATATACTGAATCGCATTGTCTATGGGTTGAGGGAGAACTTCTAATGAGTGAACTCCCATCAGTTATGGTAAAGGATTTACTTGTCCTAAAGGGGTACAAGTGGAATATTCAACCCTTGGAAGACTGGCAAGTATTTATCGGAAAACAATCTATTAGCCTTAACAGGTGTATTGCAATCTATGATGTTGGCGGTCTTGCGCCTAATCCTCGATGGTTGCTTGATGAACCCTCCCTGCAGGTTAAAGTTAGGGGAAACCCGAACGACTACTCTACTGCATGGCAGAAAAGTAAAGAAGTTTCGGATATCATTCTAGGAGTTCCTAGCTATACTACTACAGGAGGAACGAGAGTAAACCATATCAATGCTATCGGAGATGTGGCATTTACTGGTTGGGATGATAGTGAAAGACCTGAATTCACTTTTAACTTCCGAATGATAATTGAACCGCCGACGAATGCTAATACTAACAGACAACCGCTCTAAGGAGTCAGACGATGGGTGCTAAGCTATTTCAGGTTTCTACGGACAATGTCACTTATGTGACAATCCCTGGAAACGCTGCAGAAATCAGTAATGAGGGTGGCTCCCTCGTTGATACTGTCTTTGGTCAGGCTTACGAATCTCAGGATGTAGGCATCATTAACTGGTCAGTCCAGTCAAATGGGTTCTACAAGGGTTTTGCAGGCTACAAAGCTACCGTCAAGAAGGGTGGAACGCCTGTTACTATGACGGCTGAAGCTACAACACTAGTTTCAGGAAAAACCTACATTATCACAGCAACTTCCAAGAGGCTGATTGATCCTCTTACTGCTGTCGTAGTGAAAATCTCGGGTTCTGATGTTACTTCAAACGTCCAGGATATTAACTATCTAACGGGCGAAGTTACATTTAAATCCTCGTATACACCAGCAGCTGCGCCAACTATTGATGGTAAGTATGTACCGCTTGCAGATCTTGCAGGCTATCGCAACTTTACGCTATCCATGAAGGCTGCGGAGTTGGATAGTACTGATATTCCTACGGCTCGCGCTAACGGTGGATATGCTACTCGTGATCCGAGTGGATTGAAGTCAGTTTCGCTTGAACTGAATGGTATTTACAAGACTGCTAACGGGTTTACTGCACTACTTGATGCTCGCTCCTATTACGTGATTGAAATCTGCCCAGACGGAACTGATAAGTCCGTCGCACGTGGACTATTCAAACTACGCGTCCAGGGTATGAGCGGTGAAGTAGGACAGCTTGAAGAAGAGCGAGTTACTTTCCAGCTGTACGTCCCCGATATCGCACTCATGAAGACGCCGTTTACGTGGATCCATACATCTACTACGATGAATACTGGTATCCAGAACGTAATCGCGGCATTTCTGGATAGTACTTCTATTTATGTTAAGTACCTCCCGGATGGTACTGCAGGATGGTCAGGGCTGTCTGCAGTAGCCGAGGTTACACTGTCTGGCGGACTAGAATCGATGAATGAGTTCAGCATGTCATTCGCTGGTAGTGGGGCGAAGACTACCATTTAACGTAATACCACTACTAACTAAGAGGCAAACCAATGACTAACACTGGAAATGAAGATGTTGCATCAGAACCCCTAAAGTTGTCACGCAATGAAATGCGCGATAAGATCTTTGCAACAAAGAATACTACCCTAAAATCCCAGACATATTGGTTCAATGGGATTGAAGTCGAATTTCGCCAACCGTCGACTGTGGGATTCATGGAAGCGCGTGATGATGGGCAAAATCAGCTCATCAATCTCATGATTAGGAACTCCTATATCCCAGGTACCAATGATCGCGTGTTTGAAGAGGCTGACGCTGAAACTCTTTCGAACATGCCAATGACTAAGGATATGATCGAGGTTATTAGGATCATGAACGAAGTCATGGATCTTAAGGTGGAGGATAAAGTAAAAAACTAAGAACTAACCATCTGCGGTTCAACTTTATGCTTGTAGCATATGAACTAGGTTTGACCCTTGAGCAGGCCGTGCAGATGGATCCAGAAGAGTTTACCTGGTGGCTTGCATTTTTCAAGCACCGGGCACAACTTGAGGAAGAAGCAAACAAGACTAATAGGCGTGGAACTCGAAGATGACTATATCTCTAGGACAAGTCGAGTTTGGATTAGGTGCAGATACTGCACGTCTATCACAGTCTATTTCTGAACTACAAGCGTTTGGAAGAGCTGTTGATGATGCATATAGATCGGCATCATCAGGAGTTAACCAAGTTGCTGAAGCTCTTAGACGTCAAGAGCGTGCATCTGTTGATGCATTTACGAAGACTCAGTCCCTCATTACTACTATGCGTGGTATTAAGGGTACTGAGGCCTTCGTAGATCGTATTAACTCTGCATATATTCAGTTAAACCAGACTTTGACTTCTGGAAGACTTAACTCCCTAGAATTTCAGAGGGCTATGGAGAGGTTTAAGGTAACCTCATCAGCAGCCCAGAAAGAGTTCAGGGCGTTTACCCAGACCTCGAAGACAGCACTAGGTGCAAATAGGTATCTTGTAGAGGCCATGAATGATTTGGCATCAGCTGCTCTCCTTGTAGCTGGTCCTCTTAGTGGTATTGCTACACGTATCGTATCTCTTGCAGCTGTTATGAAGCGTGGTGGCGGCCTTGCGGCTGGATTTGTTGCAGGCTTTGCGGGCGCATCATATGTACTATATCAGTTTGGTCAGGCTGTATACGAAGCAGGAGTAAAGTACCAGAAGTTTGAAGCCACCCTGACTGCTGTACACGGTAACAAAATTACAGCGCTGGTAGAACTAGATCGTGCCGAGCGTATTGCCAGAAGTACTGGTAGATCCCTAGAGGATGTTGTTCCCTCTTTTGCGAAGTTCCAAGCTGCTGCAGCTAATACCTCGTTAACTACTAAACAAATCGAAACCATTTTCACTACAGTTGCTGCAGCAGCGACAAAGCTCCAGTTGTCATCTGAAGAAACTACGGGAGCCTTCAAAGCTCTCGAACAGATGATATCTAAGGGTAACGTTCAGGCTGAAGAACTTCGTGGACAGCTAGGTGATCGTCTTCCTGGTGCATTTCAAATTGCAGCCCGTGCAATGGGTGTTACTACCAGTAAGCTTAACGAACTACTTAAGAAGGGCCAAGTATCTGCTACTACCTTCCTTCCTAAGTTTGCTGCAGAACTTGCGAAGTCTCTGAATATTGATTCTAAACCCATTGATAACTTTGCAGCCTCCGTTGCAAACTTTAACTCTGCATGGACTAAGCTATTTGGTAACCTAGACAGGCAGCTCAATGTCAGTTCTACTGTTAAGAAGGCCCTTGACGAGACTACAAAAGTTCTAGACTATTTCAGCGCACGTACTGTATATACTGCTCAGGTAGTAGATACACTATATGCAGCGCTAACATCACTTTGGAGTCCTTTACAATCTGCAGCTACGTATTTTGATATGCTCGATAAAGCGCTAGCTTCGTATTCGGGCAGTACTGTTACTTATGGTGACCAGATAAAATATGTAATGTCCGATATTGCAGACTCTATGTCTGGAACAATCGGAAAAGTTGCAGACTATTGGCAGCAGCAGATGCAGTCCCTGCTGGGTATGATTACTGACTGGCATAGTAAAGTTGTCGGATATATTGTAGATTCTTCAGGCATAGCTATATCAGAACAGACTAACCTATGGAGCGAGGCTACGTCACTTATAGTAAGTGCAGCCAATACTATGATTAATGTGGCTGTGAAGAGTGTTCAGTCTGTTGCAACCACACTATCAAACCTCCCAAGTGTTGTAGCTAGTATTGCTGTAGGCGTTATTAATGCACTTCTTAGTGCTATCGAGAATGGCCTTAATAAGATATCGACTAAGGTTAACGAGTGGATTTCGTCTATTGCAGATTCTGGTTTCGTTCAACTTCTAGCCGATAAGCTTGGTGCTGATCTTAGTAAGGTAAAACTACCAGAAGTAAAACTGGGTAAGATTGAGGTAGACGCTCCAGATTACCAGGGTATCGGTAATCAGTTGATGGATATATGGAACAATGATGTAGATTACATCGGAAAAGGTACAAAGCTAGTCGGCGATGCTCTTGATAACTATGTCAAGACTATGCATGACAAGCTAATGGGTGACAAACAACAGCAGATGCTGTCAGACTTTAAGAAGAGTGAGATCGACTTCTACAACGACCTGGGAAGCGGTCCAATAAACAAGACTAAGTTTGGTGTAATTGGTGCAGATACTGGAGGGGGTGGTAGCGGTGGCGGCAAAGGTAAGAAGTCGAAAGCAAATAAAGCTAGTACTGTTCTAGATGATCTTAATCAGCAGCTCCTGCAACTCTATTCCGAAATCGATGCACTACAGTCCGGAGAACCTCTCGATAAGCTTAAAGAGAAGTTCAAGATCGATAACGAGATTGCAAAGTTTGCTGAACGTCTTCGTGAGGCTGGGGTTTCTGCAGAAGTAGCAGCTCCCAAGCTTGATGAGCTTCGTAAAGCTTTGGAAATGAAGGATCAACTTGAGAAGGCTGCCGAAGGTCTTCAGGAGTTTCAGAATGCAATTGCTGACGGCTTCTCTACTGTAGCTGACTCAATTATCGACGCTCTGTGGGATGGCGAGGATGCCATGAAGGCTCTCGCAGATACTGCCAAGAATGTAGTTAAGGAGATCCTCAAAACCTTCATGCAGCTAGCTATTATTAATCCCCTCCTTAATACACTCTTCGGTACCAGTAATCCTACCCTATCTATGGGAGGAATTATTGGTTCCATTGTCGGAGCTATTACAGGTGTCAAGAAAGCTGCATACGGTACAATCCTCACAGGTCCCCAGCTAATCGGTTCTAGTAACGGTCCAGTAATTGGAGGTGAGGCAGGAACTGAAGCCATTTTGCCGCTGAAACGTGACGCTGCTGGGCGTCTCGGAGTTAAGGCTCAAGGTATTGGTGGGGGCGGAGGTAGTACAGTAGTTAATGTTCATAACTATTCGAGTGAACAGGCTGATCAGCGCAAATCTAAGGGACCCAACGGTGAAGAGATGGTCGATATCTTCATTGGTAAGGTGTCCCGTAAAATAGCTAGTGGTAAGATGGATAGCGTGTTCGGTAATCGTTTTGCAATGTCGTCTGTCCCACTTAAGAGGTAGTCATGGTAAATGTATGGCCTACTGAATTTCCTGGAGCACTACTCGGGACAGTTAGCGAATCGCGTTCCAATGCATTCGTTGAGGATACCAATGAAGTGGGAGCTAACAAGAGACGTGCAAGATACTCTAAGTCTCTCCGTACGTTTAACTTTAGGCTCCTACTAACCTCAGCACTACTGGATATTCTGGAAGAATTCTACGAAACAACTCTGGTACGTGGTGTAGATAAGTTTGAATGGACTCATTATCGTACAGGGGCTACCGTAAATGTTCAGTTTGCAGGATACCCATCGATTAGTGACCATCCCAGTGCTGTAGATAGATACATAGCTGAAGTAAGCTTGCTGGAAGTTTGATATGCATATTACCAGTCTAATTACAGCTTCTATTAACAGGGATAACATAAAGTATCCCTTTACAGAACTTTTGAAGGTTTTTAGCAAGGGGTGGACCACTCCCTACTATTTTGCTAATGATCTTGTAGATGTCGACTACAATTCTAACACCTACGTGGGATATCCTTTTGCACTCAGCCTTCTCACATCGGATGATTCCTTCCCACAGGCACGTCTTGCAATACAGAACATCGACACCCGTATCGGCAAAGCTGTAATAGGATCTACTAATCTTATTCAGTTGAATATCATGATACTAGCACGTACAACAGCTCCACAATTGGTATATGCTGCATATGATCTAGTTATTGGTGATGTTTCCTGTACGTCTTCGATGCTATCAGGTAATATATCGAGCATACTAAGTGACCAAGAACCGTTTCCTAAGTACAGGATTCATAAGCGGAACTTTCCGGGGCTATACGTAAGTTAATGTTCGACGCAATGAAATATCTGGGAATACCTTACCTTCGAGGGGGAAGATCCTTCGAGGGTGCTGATTGTTGGGGACTTATCGAGCTCTACTATAAGGACGTACTTGAAACTGCTATTCCAAACCATCGTAGAGATGGTGAGGGAAGTTCTGCTAAGGAACTCCTTAGAGCTTCTAAGGCTGCAATCGACTCAGGGATATGGAAGCCTGTAGATCGTAAGCCTCGTGTTAATGATGTTGTTCTGATGTATAATCTTAACCATATCAACTTCATAGGACATGCAGGAGTTATAGTTTCTCCTGGTATTATGTTGCACACTGAAGAACATACAGGTACTGTTATGATGCCTATTAAGCATCCGGCAATACACTTCAGAATAGCAGGGGTATATGAATATGTCGGTTAAGATCATAAATCCAGTAGCAACCAGAAATATCGATAGCGCTGCCCTAGAAGAGGGTTGTTCTATTCAGAATATTCTTGACGCCTTTGTACCCTCAAACATTCACGACTCTATTGAAGTTCATATTACTGGATCTGTCATACCTAAAGACTTCTGGAGCCTTGTTAAGCCTAAAGCTGGTACCACAGTAGAGATCTACTCTCCACTGTCTGGTGGCGGTGAAAATGGTGGTAAGAATATCCTTGCCATGATCCTAAGTATTGCAGTTGTTGCAGTAGGTGCATTCATATCGGCAGGTGGGTTAGGTCCAATCTTGGGTGCTGCATTTTTCGGTGCTAATACTGCAGGAGCGGCGGTTCTTGGAGCTGTTGTGGGTATTGGTGGGCAGTTGCTTATAGCTGCGTTATTCCCACCGAAACAAGCGACTGATACGGTTGAAGATAGTGAAAAGTATGCAGACGTAGATGCAGGCTCCAACGTTCTATCACCTGGAGCATCTATTCCATACGTAGTCGGTCAGTATAGGATGATGCCCCCAATGTTGGCTTATCCTTACTATTACCTTCAGAACGAAATACAGGTTGTCGAAGCCATATATGGTGTCGTAGGACCTGCATCATTTGAAAGCCTAAGGCTTGATTCTGCCAATATTGAATCCTTTGAGTCCGTCGACTACTGGATCTATGAAGGTTGGGATGCTGAGGAAGTTCCTTTCGAGCTACCACCAATTTGTAGACCCCAGCCGCTTAATATTACGATGGATTCTTTCAATCTATCAGGTACTGCATTGACTAGCGTTGCAATTCCCACAGAAGCGTGTCCTACATGGTCAAGATTTACCTGTAAAGTGGCTGATCTGGATAAGATCATCATACGCCTAAGGTTCAATGGATTTATCAAGTCTGACGAGGTTGATCTGGATATTAGGGTACCTGTACGTCTTCGAGCACGTAAAGTGGGAGAGACCACATGGCGTAACTTTCCAGAGATTCACTGGAAGGGGAGGCGTCAGATTGTTGTAAATAAGGAAATATCTATTGCATGGTCAACCATCCCTGAATTAGTTCCTGCCCTAGATACTGCCGTAGTCGTGAGTAATATATACACACAGGTACCTGCAGCTACTGTTACTCTTGTTGATGGATCTTCAGGCATCCAGTGGGATGCAGATTCAACCTTTGTTGCTGGTTCAGGCTATCAGAACTACCAGAATGCAATCGCTACTAATGAGGGTATTTCTTTTTATGTACCCTCATGGGATAAGGGATACTACGAATTTGAGATTATGTCAGGTCTAGCTGTTAAAAATTCTGACTTTAGTACTTCTGGCTATACCATTAGTAGTAAGGTATACTCACTGTTTACGGGATATTACAATTCCTCGGTACCCTCTGTACCTAAAGCTCAAGATGGTTTTCAGGCTGGTATTGTAATTGTCGCAGTAACTGGACTTAAGGCTCAGCCATGCGTCAACTCCCTCGAAGGTCTTGCAATTGTAAAGATTCGCTCATATGACACAAGTATTGATAAGTTCAATTGTCTGATAGGTAACTACGTACCTGATTGGGATGGATTGGGATGGAATGATTGGAAAATCACGAAAAACCCAGCTCCCCATTTTAGGTATATTCCTACTAGTACTCTTGTAGCTACACCACTGTCAGAGGCATCTATTGATGACCAGAATCTTATTGCCTGGAGAGCTGAATGTATTTCTAAGGGTTACGAAGCTAATATGATAGCTGCTAACGAAACAATTTCCTCAATACTAGATGCAATCGCTTCTGCAGGATTTGCTCGTGTTCGTCCAGGGTCTTCATGGGGTGTTGTATATCAGCATGATACTTCTAGTGAATTACCCGTACAGCTTTTCTCTCCAAGAAACTGCGAATCAATCTCCTGGACACTTGGGTTTCCTAAAATTCCTGGATCCATCATTACAAACTACGTAGATGAAGATCAGGAATATACAGAGCAGGAAATCGAACTAGATATGCCCTTTTCTTCAGATATTAACTATTCGGAGTCAATAACATATAAAGGTATAACTAAGGAATCTGCCATTAGGAAGAGACTACTTCTCGATATGTTGCAAATGTATCATAGAAGGATAGTTTACCAGATTTCTACAGGTCTTGAACACATTGTATGTGAACAGGGGTCTATTATCGGAATTGCTACGGATATCATTCAGGAATATGTTACATCGGGAATTATTGCTAAAGCATGGAAAGATACTAACGGTCAGTATATCGTTATAGATGGCGATTTAGCATTCAATAACACAGATGGGTGGTTTGAAACTCTTGACTTCTTTGAAACTCCTGACATCTTCGATCTAGGTAAAGCTACAGGCATGGCAATACTTACAGATTCAGGATATAAAGTGTTCAAGGTTATAGGGTATTCAGGTGGCGTATACCTACTTAATAGTACAGAGCTAACTACAGATGTACTAAACGGAATGGTAGGTCAACATGTCATTTTGGGTGTTTACGGGGAAGAAGTAATACGAGCGATCGTAAAGAGCATTGAACCCCGTGAAGATCTTAGAGGAATGATTACAGCAGTTCCAGAGGCAATTCAAATTCAGGAGGCACTCGATGTCGCGTAAGTCCCCAGCACCTAGCAATACGTCAACAGACTATGATGATGGTGATGATGTTGCACAGGGTATCAATAATCAGATCGAACGTCTATGGAAATCTACTGTAGGCTTTCTACAGAGTGTTGCGGGTACTAATACTATTACCTGTAATGCTCAAGATGAAGCACTAGAAACTTATGCAGGTATGTTGCAAGGTACACTAGTTCCTGTAAATACAAATACGGGTGCTTGTACTATCAATATTGACGGTCTAGGAGCTAAAAGCCTTCTTAACTCTGCAGGTGGTGCACTTAGTGCTAACGATTTGATTGCTGGTAGAGCCTATCACATTGTTTATGATGGTACAGCATTTAGGGTTCTTACACCCCTAGGTACTGCAGCATTGTCTATTTCCAAGGCAATGTTTAAATATTCACGTTCAGCCGGTGTTGATGGATCTTCTCCCTCTCGTGATGCGTGGGTTACCTATCCCCTCAATGGTACAATTGTAAATGATATTACAAGCGCAGTTCTAGAAGCTGATGGTAGCATTACCCTACCCTCAGGTACTTATGTAATTGACTTCTCAACGCTGTTTTATGCTAGAAGTGCTAAGGTTAAGTGGCGTTTGTACAATGTCACTGATGGCGTAGCTATTACTTCGGCAGCAGTTCTTGCAGACTCAGCAAGGCAAACAGTTGCGCTGGATGCTGCATCTGGTGGGTTCCCCTGGAGTACAGTTGGAAATGTTACCTACTCTTTTCCTATTGCTCGGGGTGTTAACGGAGATGCAGCACTTTTTGCCCGAAATCATCGTTTCGGTGGAAAGGTAAAATTTACAATTACAGCCACTAAAAACATCGCACTACAGGGATACTTCAACGTAGACTTCGATCAGAAGATGCTGCTAATAGCTTCTAATATAAGTGTGATTGATGGAGCAAATCGTACATACTCTTACGGAAAAGCTGCAAATATTGCCAGCCAGGAAGAGGTATATGGTATCGTAGATATCCAGAAGCTTCAAGCAGTCGATGATTTCAGTCGTATCTATTATACTGATGGGGCACCAACAGCGGGTACGGGCACAAATAACGACGTAGCTATTGACTATACAAACAAGAGGTTTTACGAAAAAGTTTCGGGTACATGGACGCTACGCTTTACCATTACTGATGGCAATGATGGTTGGTCTCCCGTAACAGCTATAGTTTCCCACGGCAATCGCCAGGTAGTTAAGGTTACTGATTGGACTGGTGGTGGGGGAACTAAGCCTGATGTAGATGTATACATTGGAGCTTCAGGATTTGTGACTGATATTGCAGATGCTGTTGCAATCAATAGCGATCACGTAGGCTTTGCTTTCAATTTCGATACTTCTACTACAATGGGAGATCCCGATACTGGAAAACTTCGACTGAACAATGCTACTATTGCTTCAGTCACATCTATTGCCATTGATGATACGTCAATCGCAACGGGAAATCCTGATACTAGTGAATGGGTTAACTTTATTAATTCTATAGATAACCCCACTAAAGGTATTATGTATCTTCAGAAAGCATTCCATCCAGAAGTATTCATAGCTTTTGAAGTTACTGGGATTGTCGATAACATTGGATGGACTCAAATCGATGGATCAGTAATTGACTCTGCAGGCACATTAGCATTAAATGATGAGCTAATTCTGCAGTTTAGCCCGAGTGGTCAAAGAGGTTATAGAAGTGCTGACGCTGGTATTCTATTCTCCTTTGATACAGATACAACAGCGGCAGATCCAGGAACCGGAAAGCTTCGATTTGATAATGCTACACCCAATCTGGCAACATCAGTAATCGTTGATAACCTTTCATCGTTTCCGGGCAATCCAGATGTATCCGCATGGTTGGCAACCTTTGATGACTCTACAAATACCGTTAAAGGTCATCTGATCGTTGCATCTCAGAGTGAACCTGGTGAATTCATAATCATGCAGGTTTCAAGTATTGTAGATAACTCTGGATGGTACCAAATTAACGGAACCGTTGTCAGTGGTTCTATGACTCCTGCAGCTTCTGATGACCTTGTGCTATTCTTTTCACGTTCGGGAGATTCATCGTCAGATGCTGGTGTTGCAGCTATTCTCGGGGCTGACTCAGGGTTCCAGGCACTTGTCGCAGCTGCAGCAGGTGGTAATCAGCAGTTGGTTACCGGCGAGGGTGTAGAGAGCAAGACCTACGTTCCTGGAGGTCTCAAGAGGCTAACTGGCCCCACCAACACGGGCGCGCTGCGCATCAAGCTACCGCTTGTGGTCACAGACACCGGTCAATTCGTGATGTTCTGGGTCGACTGCTACAATTATTCACCGCAGGCGTCGTGCTCTTTTCTCATTTCCGCGTACATCTACAATGACGGCACACCGCAGTGGGTCAGTCCGACCGTCAGGCAGATCGGCGGCGCTGTCCGCCATCCGGTCGTGTTCGGCAACGATGGGGCCAATCGCTGCATTCAAATCGGTGATCTGACCTACGCCTGGGGCTATCCGATTTTCCGCGTCCGCGACATCAGCGGCAACACGGGAGCCAAGTGGACAACGCTCACCACGACGCCGTGGGTCCTATCGGTCGAAACCGCAGCGCTGGCGAGCGTTTTTGTCACCGTTTACGATGGCCGCGACAATGGTGGGCCCGATGTCAACGGCGCCGCCCTTGACGCGGTTACGGATGCAAACAGCCATATTAAATGGGGTGGCTTTTTCAACAAACTCCTAACGACAGGAGCAGCCAATATCCCAGCCCCCGCCACATGGGCGATTGAGTACCAGCGACAAACCGATCTCTTTGGAACGCAGGTCGCCTGGCCTAGCTACGGCAACACTTTGGCGCCCGCCATCCGCCGGAACAACAACGGGGCCTGGGGCGCCTGGATGTCGTTAGCGTGGGCCGACGACTACGTGCCCAAGACAGGGGGAGCCTTCACCGGCGCGCTGACGGGCACGTCTGGCAGTTTTTCGACCACGCTTGGCGTGACTGGTGCCGCGACGCTCAGCTCGACGCTCGGCGTTACCGGCGCGGTCACATTCGGGTCAACGCTTGCCGTCACTGGCGCGACAACGCTCTCTTCGACGCTCGCGGTGGCGGGAACTCTGACCCGCGCCGGCAATACGGTGCGCGATGTTAGTAATACTCCTGATGGTACTCAGGCACTTGCTCAGGGGGGATCTGATACGAGTCAGCGTACTTGGAAAGCTACTGATCTTAAAGATGCTGCCGTAAGATGGGGAAAAGTACTAACTGACTGGGTTAACGTTGTCAATTTCGGTGCTACTGGTAATGGTACTACCGACGATACTGCAGCTATTCAGGCAGCTATAAACTCTATTTCTAGCGGTGTTGTATATATCCCTGCAGGGTCGTACCTTGTGGACAGCCTAACACTTCTGGAAAAAGTAGCTGTTTGGGGATCTACGGATGGAGCATCTATACTACTAGCTCGTTCTAATAGTATAAACGTTCTTACTATGTCTGCTACGTCAGCAACCAAGACGCACGTAGATATACGTAACCTAAAGATCCTTGGAAATTCTAAGACAAGTGTTACTGCTATATATCTCAATGGAGTCTCATCCTCTAACAGGATCTCGTACGTTCGCATCTATGATGTGTTTGTAAGTGCTTGTAATGAGGGATTGCATCTGTACTATTGTGCCAACACCTTCATTAATAACTGCTTTGTTACAGGAACACCTTTCGGTATCCATCTTGAAGTCTGTGCAGACACAAACGTTATGGATACAGAAGTTCAAAACGGATCTAATGCAGGCTTCTATGTTGTTGGCGGAGCAGGCGCCTATGATGAAGGCGTACGTCTAACTGGATGCTCTACAAACGGTCAGCATATTGGCCTTTGGGTCACTGGGCAGGATTGGGGTATTGCTGACGGGTGTTCATTTACGACAGCTCCGGGAGGTGCTGCACTATTTACAGGTACTTGTGCTAACTGGAGGCTAACTAATTCAGACTTCGCAGTGGCTGGTACAACTCCAGCAGCTGCCGGCATTGATATTGGATCATCGTGTTCTGATTTCGTTATCTCAGGTAACGAAATAGCCCTCAACACGTTTGGTATCAACTGTGCTGGTACCAGAATTAACATCTCCAATAACAACGTCAAGGCAAACTCTAACGTGGATATCTACCTAAACGGTGCAACGAAGTGTACAGTTAATGGTAATAACTGTGATTCTACAGGAGCGGCGTGGTCAATCTTGGAAGCTGGCGCAGCTAACTACAACGCAATGATCGGAAATGTTACCAACGGTACGATTACTACTACGGGTGCTCAGTCGATCGCCCCAGCTGGTAGCAACGTTGTGTACTAAGAAGGAGGCTAGCAATGCTTGGTAAATCAGACGCACGAATGATGACTAAGGCTGAAATGGCAGCCCTAGCAGAAAGTATCAAAGTACATCCAGCAGATATCCATGCAACTATTCAGGTTGAATCTACTGGTAAGCCTAACTTCGACGATGGAACTATGAAGATTCTTTTTGAACCTCATAAGTTCTATGCCTATCTCCCTAAAGAGAAACGGGAAGAAGCTGTTAGGCTAAACCTTGCTACAGTATCGTACAAGGAGACGAAAAGACTCAACTATTACAATAAATGGGAGCATACATCAGCAGACAGATACAAACTACTGCAGAAGGCTATTAATTATGATAGTCGTGCAGCATTTATGGCAATTAGTATGGGTGCATTCCAGATTATGGGATTCAATCATGCTACCTGTGGATATTCAACAGCAAGGGCAATGTTTGATGACTTTTGTCAGAGTATGCCAGCTCAGGCGGAAGCATTTGTTCTTTTCCTAAGGTCCAAGAACCTAATCAAAGCCTTACGCTCTAGGAACTTCCAAGCTATTGAGTCTGGCTATAACGGTGGTGGACTCAACGGTGAGTATGCACGTCGTATGCATGCAGCCTCTGACAAGCTACGAGCGACCGTTTGGAAAGACTATGAGCCTGGAAGTGTTCAAGAGCCTGCACCTAAACCTAAACCTGAACCTGAAATTACACCACCAGCAATTCCTGAGGGGCTTGACAAAGTAGAAACTAAGTCGAAGACTCTGTGGTCATCCCTTCTAGCAATTATTGGATCCCCTATTGCATTCTTCGCAGGTCTTCCTGAATATGCCAAGATTCTAATTATTGCAGTAATCATCGCAGGTGCAGCAGTAATTATTTATGAACGTCTTAGGTATGCAAAAGAAGCTCGAAGACTTCGTAGTGATTATATTGTTGCAGCCGCTAAGGGTGTAGCTACGGCGACAATTGATAGGGTTACACATACCGATCATGAAGAACTATCTATGGAAGAGGAATCGTAAATGACCCAAATCCGCCTGTACGTCTACATCGCAATTGCCCTGGGTTCTATTAGCCTATTAGGTTTTTCACACTATAAGGCATACACACTAGGTAAAGATGTAGTGCTGAATAAACTTAAGGACGATCGGATCAGGATTCTGAAAGATGGGAAAGAAATCGATGAACAAGTTCTTAGCGCTGACGACGACGCTCTTTGCATTCTTCTTGGTGGTTGTTAGTACTTCAGGATGTACTACGACTAAAGCAGGGGTTCAACCTTGCGATGTTTTGGTATATATTCCACCAGCTCCGCCTGAAGTAAACCGTATCCTGGTAGCGAAGGCAAGGCCAACAGCTGTAGGAATTGCAAGGCATTCGGAAAGATTTAAGGAATATAAGTGCACAAAACCTAAACAGTAACAACGTACCTGAACCTACTAGGTCTTCTTGTTACTGTTTAGAGGAATAGAGTCGGCTTCCCTGGGCTGGCTTTATAGGTGGGGGATCTCCTTCTTGCCTCGGGAGGTCTCCCACTTCACTCCCACCTAAAATCCCCGTAGGTTCTTCTCGAAGGAAATCTCACTATCTTTAGTCCTCAGAGTTACATGGATATGCTCTTCGGTTTTTACTAAATGTTCAGCACCTAAATCTAGCCCCTCGATCATATTTTCTACCATTTTATAAGCCTGATTATAGTCGAACAAGTTGGTTCCTGAGGGTTCATGAACAAACTCGTGCTTAGTACCTTTGTTAGCTACGCCGTTAAACGAGATACCTCCGTCAGGTGCAAAATCTTCTGGAAGTTTCCAGCTAAGGAAACGGTTTACCATATGTTCGATTAGCTTCTTGCTCATTTCAGATTCTCCTATATACTGTTTACAGTTTCATGAATTGCTTCTACGGGACGATCTTCCTGATTCTGGTACTTGCCATTATAAGGAATATCGGTAGGCTCGTCAAGTTTGTGGAAGAGTAATTGTGCGATCGGATCTCCTTGATGAATTATAATAGTTCTATCTGAATGATTCGTAAGTTCTAAGGTAATCCAGCCTTCCCAACCAGGTTCAAGTACTGTATTTTGTACTGCAAGACCTTTACGAGCCCATGAGGATTTATCATGAACGATAGCTACAAGATCATGAGGCATCTTAATACGCTCAACAGAACTTACCAGTATAAAGGTTCCGCTATATAGCATTATTGAGTGGTTATCACTCTCATCCACATAGTGTGGATAATCGTCTGGAAGTTTGACCCTAATATCATAGCCGCACTGACTAAGACCGTAGGACATGCCGTTCTGTATACCCTTCTCGGAGAAAGGCCTAATCATTTCTCCTGTTTTAAAGTCTGTAGTTACACACCTTTTCAGGATTGACTGGGCTGATAGAACAGTCATTTAGAACCCCTTTGCTTTTGCAAGTTTGAGCTGTCGTTTGGCTTCTCGATCACACTGCTCATTTACCCAACTTCTCCCATGAATACTTCCGTTATGTCCTTTAATATGTCGGACGAATACTTTGGTATTGTTATACTGTAGGGCAGCTTCTAGCTTCGTTATGCCCTTTATTTCGTTAGGAGTTTTGGACACTCCTTTTAGTTCTGGTATGTGGGAATCTGAATTGTGAGAGCGTGAAGCTTCCTGTACGTCGACATTGTTGAGGTAAAGGATCAATCCTACAGCTCTAATGTTATCGCACTGGATTATTAGGCTTCTTCCAGTAGGTAACATTTGTAGCTTATGTAGATGTTCAACAGCGTCGGCAATAGCTAAGAGCTCTGACTCGTTAGAGTGGTTACATCTAGTTGCTAGTTGACCACCAAAAATTTCACCCCTCTCCATACTAGCATGACGATACCAAGCTCCCCAGCCAGATCTTTGGGTTATAGAATCGTAGGAAGCATCTACGAATAAGGTAACTCCGTCCCATTCTTTCTTGTCTACCATGGAGTAGGATCCACGTCTACGTACATTGCGTGAAATATTTTCGGGGGAAGAACTTCGAACACTCCAGGAGCTACTTCTACTATAAAGTCACCATTCTCAGCCCTTAGTTCTGTCTGTCTCAACTTTGAAAATAGCCTTATACCCCTCTGACTTCTAGGTAACTTTATTCCCTTAATATCACCACCACACCATTCTGCAGCTATTTCGAGGGTTTCACTACTAACCATTACTGCCTGCACTTCACTATGCTTTATTTGCTTTTTCCTCATGGTTTAACCCTTTGCAAGCTTTGCAAGCTCTTCAAGGCCCTTGTCTTTCCGTTGAATTACCTCACCCCTAGCATTTCTACGCTCTTTCCGTAGCATATCCTCAAGCTCTAGGAGTTTATTGAATAATTCAGCTCCAAGTTCCTCCTGCTTCCTTGTTACACTTCTACCCCTAAGGGATAACATACAACCCCTAGCCATCGCAACTGACCCAATAACCCGGTTATGATCCCAGGCTAGTCTACCCTCTATATGATTAGTCATGAGTTACCTCCGGCCAAATAAAGCATAGTTGTATAAGTGTTCTCTTATCGAAATCACCTCCAGAAGGTCCAAAGTTCCACTTCTTGAGAATGTCAATAGTCGCTTCCGTACGCTGGATAATTGTATCTAAGCGTTGCACGAAGTCTACGTTCTCGCTCTCGCCATAGACGTTTACTAATCTGTTTCTAATCCAAGTCACAAACTCTGTATCCGTCATTATTTTCCTCTAGTCATAAGAGCTACAACTTCTTCACGAGCTGACTGATTAGTACGGAATCTTCCACCCATCTTCGACGTCACTGTATCACTACATGAATCCTCAACACCTCGCATCTTCATGCAAAAGTGTTCAGCTTCGATAAGTACTGCAACATCTTCTGTCTGAAGTACATGACTCAACGCAGCATAGATTTGTTCGCACAGGCGTTCCTGTACCTGCGGACGGCTCGCAAAGAAATCGGCTACACGAGAGAACTTGGAAAGCCCCAGAACTTTATCTCCGGGAATGTATGCAATGTGAGCCTTACCGTAGATAGGTTGAAGGTGATGTTCACATGTAGACCTGATTACGATGTTACGTACACAGACGATTTCATCGTACCCCATCCTATTCTCAATTGCAGTACACCTAGGAAACTTATCGTAGTCTAGGCCTTCAAACACCTCATGACAGAACATCTTCGCTACACGCTTTGGGGTGTCGGAGATACTATCATCTGCCAAATCCATACCGAGGTAAGACAGGATATTAAAAATTGATGTATCGATTAGCTCCTGCTTATTTGGATAGCTTTCCTTAGCCTTCAAGTTTATTGGTGTCTCAATTCCCTTATTAAGCAGGATCTTATGGACTTCCTGACCAAGGGCTGCATCATACGACATGTTTAGATCTTTCCGTTTTCGAACGTTACAACGCCATCGTTATGAATAGTCATATCCTGATAGATGTTCTTGAAATAAGCACCCATCATCTTAGCAACTGTTAGAAATACCTCACGCATTTCTTCATCATTGTCATAGTCACCAAACACCTGACGAATTTCTTCTTCTGCACCTAATGCAGTTCGCATTGCAATCATGTGACGGATTGCACGGTGGTTAGCTGTAAAGATGATGTTATTGGTAATTCCACCAGCAACGATTCGCCTAATTGCTGAAGTAATTTCCTTCTTAATGTGGAAGGGCATCTCTTTATGGTTGGTAAGCATCATTTCATTAAGCATGATAACTGCATGCTCGTCAGTACTTACCTGGGTTTGTAAGAGTTTAATTAGATCTTGACTGAGTTCGTAAGCCCACTCTACACGATTACCACCATATCCTTCGACAGCTTCCGGAGGTGCAAATTTCGCAAGGTTTTCCTCGATCCACTTCTCTTGGAAACATGATGGTAGGAACATCCCAATATCGTCTATGCGGATAAATCTACCAGATTCCTGCGAGAATGCAAGTCCTGCTCGATGACGAACAAGTTCATGTGTAAAGATCCGGCTCACATCACAAGCTGCAAAGGTAACATAGCCATGTTCGAATACACTACCATGTTTCTGCCCCAAAACATTGCCGAGGTAGTCTCTATTACCTTCACGGATCTTAGTAAGATTCTTATTCATTTCCAGATCGAAGGATCTATAACATGAGCGTCCTGCAATTTCGATAAGTAGTTCTGCAGCAGTACCATGACTTGGATCTGTGGGTAACGCAGGGAAGTTTTTTGCTCCAAGGTGATCCAAATACTCCCGCATACCATTATAGGTAATATCCGTTTCAGCGATCATGAAAACCGAAGGCTTAACCCAATGCATTGTTCTTCTCCTGTGCTTGCTTTTCTGCAAAGCCTGTCCACTTATTTTTTACCTTGGTAACTGTAGGCTTAAGCGATTCTAGTAGTTCTTCCAGATTGTACTCATATTTAGATTTCTTCCTATCATCGATTAGACTTCTACATAGCTGAGCATCCATGATAATGTTTAGGCATGCAGCTGCGTGTGACAGATTATGAAGTCCTGTATCACTAGCATTCTCTAGTCCTGATGCCCAATCCATAATGTGACGAATAGCTGCGTCTACGTAAGTACTTGCAGAAACAGGAACATCTCGCCAATTAAAGTGGCCATACTTCAATGCACCCTGAAGATGTACAATACTCGTAAGATAGAGTGGTCCTGGAGGAGTATACCAAGTGCCAGGTTTAACTGCCCCAAACAACGTCTTAGGGTTACCATCAGGATACTTCTTTAACTTTAGTTCGTCAACTTCCAACATTGTTTTCGATCTTTCTTGCTTGAGACTTTAGCATCCAAGGCTTCCTGTACGTCAACACGACGAGTATCCACACTGACTACACTTAGAGCAGCCTTCCTGTTTAATTAGGGTTGGCTGACTACATGAAGGACACATCTCACCACGAACTTCCTTAGAAGTTTTCACCTCAACAGCAATAGGCACATCCGCCTTGTTACCACCAATCAAACCATGCTTGATGAAGTCCATTTCGATAACGAAACCAATACGGCTAACAAGAGATCCGAAGAACTTCCCGTTATCCCATGCGGTGTCATGCATCGAAATTACCTGCTTCAATTCACGTGGAATAAATGAAGGATCCATCCCAGATCGTAGAATGCTAGAAATCATCAGAGTCAAGCCTGTCATCCAGTCGCTATATCTAGCATCCTTACTGGCGAAGAAGATTTCATAGGGTTTATTTTCGTGGTAGTTGATAGTAATATACATCGATGCAGCCATCGACGGCCATTTAACCTTGTAAGTAGTACCCTGAAGATCGATCGGCCTATCTTCAAGTACATCAGTCTTTTTCTCTTCTACCTTGGATACGATTGCATTCCTATACTTAGAAGGCCTAAAGGTTGTACATCCCTTGCAGCCATATTTCCAAGCTAGATCGTAGACCTCAAGGAACTTCTCATAAGGAATATCTTCAGGGACATTGATAGTTTTAGAAGTAGATGCATCTACCCACCTCTGAAGAGCTCCCTGAACCTTGATATGTTCTAGAATGCTAAGTTCGTCAGCCTGAGGCATAAACTCCGGAATATCAGTTTTACCTGTGATAAACTCGTAGAATGCTTTAGTGTAGCTCTTCTCTGTATAGCTAATATATTCCTCGGTATTATCCTTACGCACATTGCGATTTACTTCATGCCAGAAATCTGGCTCAAGACCTGAAGATACGTTACCCATAATGAGGGATCCAGTACCCACAGGAGCAATAGTAAGGATTACACCATTTCGTAGTCCATGCTCCCTAATTTGCTTCCTGAGTTCAGTTGGTAGCTGCCTAGCAAATCCACCTTCCAGAAGTTTTTCATCGTACAGCGGAAATGTACCACGTGCAATAGCAAGTTCAATCGAAGCTTCGTATGCATTTATACATATATGCTTCATTACTTGTCCAGCAATGTTGACGGACTGTTGGGATCCGTAACGAATACCAAGCTCCGAAAACATTGTGCTAAGGCCAAGAATACCAAGCCCAATTCGTCTCTTTGAAAACTCCTCCTTTTCCTGTTCAGGTAGGGGATACATTGTAACATCGATTACATTATCTAGAAAGCGTACACCAATCCTAGCTACTTCAGCCAACAAATCCCAGTCAATTTCAGCATTAGGCTTGAACGGATTCTTAATAATGTTTGCTAGATTAATAGCTCCTAGATTGCAAGTACCGTAAGGGGGTAGTGGTTGTTCTCCGCAAGGATTAGTACAACGAATATCTTCGCAGTACCATAGATTGTTCATTTCGTTTACGCGATCACCGAAGATAACACCAGGATCACTAAACTCCCAAGTATACCTAGTAATCAAATTCCATAGATCGCGGGCGTTCCAGATGCTATACACATACTGCTGTATGCCATTATCATCGATGAAGTCATACTGTTCTAGATATGGTTCACGTTCGAGTGGGGGCTCATGGAAGAACAGAGGCCACTCAGCATCATCCTCCACAGCAGACATAAATGCATCGGATGTCCATACAGATAGATTGAATTCCGAAAATCTCTTAGTACCGTCTTTAAGACCTTCGCCCTTAGCCCTTACAAACTCTGGAAGATCTGGATGTGTATCGGAAATAGTACCCATCTGCGCTGCTCTACGATCACCAGCACTCCGAATGGTTTTGCCAGTCTGATCGTACACATCCATAAATGGAAGAACACCGGATGCTTTACTATGTGTACGCTTTAGAATAGCATTTCTGGGACGAATAGGTGCAAATGACGTTCCCATACCTCCACCCTGCTGCGATGTAAGAGCAAGATGTGACACTCCCAGCATAATTCCTTCCATGCTATCTTCGATCGTACCATTTACGTAACAATTCATCAAGGTTACGCGTTTATTAGTGCCTGCACCTGCTAAGATGCGACCACCAGGAAGAAAGAGATGATTAGTCAGAACTGCATAGAATTTGCCAAATGCTTCTTCACGACTAGATTCAACTGGAGAATCTGCAATAGCTCTTGCTACACGTTCATACATCTGTGTAGCAGTTTCTTCCTTACCAAATAGGTATTTACCTTTTAGGATATCGCGTACAAGTGGAGACTTGTAGATGTTAGGATAGAAAGCATTAATGGACGGATCTATTTGCATTTGTTCCTCGGAGTTAGTTGGTTTTTAGATGTAGTACTTTTCCATCTGTGGGAATAACCGATACTTTCTTGAGCATCCCCCTCTTAGTACCATAGGATATGATATCTTGCTGAATCTGAATAGCTCTTGTCCACAGTTTCCTGTTAGAATTAAGGTCTTTAGTAATCTCGTTGATTCGTAGCAAACAATCACTTACAGTGTAAGAGTTGCCGAAACCATTCCAAGCTCTACTAATGTTCCAATAGTTAATGGTTTTATTATGGAGTACTTCGTCGTATGGGATAATAATATCATCCATACTATACTTTGATTTGACCCGTTCCATTATATATTCTCCGTAGGATTGCTGTATTATTAATTATAAATCATTCTATAGACAAAATCAAGGGGTCAAATGGTGTTCGAACATAATTTATTTTGCCGTTGCTAGTATTTCCTCAAATCTGGGAGACAGGATAACATTTGAGGTTTTATACTTGAACATAGGAGCTATCTGCTCGGGTTTGTATCCAGCAAGACCGCAACCAATCTCAACAACATTAAAGTTCCACATAGTCATACCTGCAGCGTAGTGTATAAACATGTCTACGTATTTATCGATTAGGTCAAGAGGAAGAATTTCTAAGTTGTGTCCCTTAGTTGGTATTGCATAGCTTCTACCCTGTAAACCCAAACCTTTACCATAGATTGCACCATGTTTAAGGAGCGCTTCCTTAGCAGAGCCTGCACCATGTCTACCTGCTAGGTTAGATCCGAACACGAATATATTCACTTTTTCAACCATTAGTGTGGCTCCACATACTGGGGAATTGCATTAATGTCCCAAGCATACATCTTTTCAATTTCGTCGAACTTTAGAAGATTACCCCACCTATGCCCAAATTCAGCTTCTGCCTTGAATGGGATGTGACTTAGTATCTCGTACCGTTGCGGGATCTCACTCATTTTATCAGTGATTACTTTTGCCACCTTCATAATATACTCAGGTCCATGAAACAGTGGTACTTCCGTAACAATACAGTCATGTACAGTATTTACAATGTGGGTATCCCACTCTTCAGCTAATAGTTCGAACAATTCGATACCTGCACGAATAGTCAGATTGGAGGCAGTACTCTGATGGAAGAAATTTGCAGATTGGTTCTGTAGGTCGTTTAGAATCTCACGACTAACAACTCCGGGACGCTTCTTATTACCGAAGACTGTTGTCATTGTTTGGTTTCGAAGAGGGGCCATACGACACTTGTCAATGAAACCCCAGGCTCCTGGAAATCTTTCTCCCCAACCATCAATCCAACTTTGTGCTTCTTTTACTGAAATAATTCTACCACTTTTAAGTTTAAGGTCTGCATCCAGTGCGATAGAAATAGCAGTACGACCGTAAGGAATACCAAAGTTAACTGTCTTTGCAGCCATCTTATCTTCACGAGTAAAGTGTTCTCCGAACAAGAACTTCGAAAACTCTACGTGAAGATCTTTGCCCTGTAGGAAGATTGCACTAAGAGCTTCACAACCACTAAGAGCTGCAAGGCATCGTAGTTCTGCCTGTGAGTAGTCACATTCTAGAATACCATAGCCTGGACGAGCGTAGTACTGCCCTCTTAGCTTATGGTCTCGTGGAATATTCTGGAGATTGGGCCCATTACATGCCAAACGCGATGTAGGAGTACCATGAAGGAGATATGACTGATGAACTCTTCCATCACTATGAACATCGCTAGTACCGTCTTCCTTCTCTAGAAGATTCTTTACATATGTGGAATATGACTTCTGTACCTCTCGGTAATCTATAAGAGTGTTAACTACTGGATGTTTTGGTAATGTTATAAGTGTATCCCAGTCTGTTGCAGCATTAGGATTAACGTGGAGCTTCAGATCCCTATACATGAAGTTCTGTAGTTGTTGCCAAGATCTGGGGTTGATAACTGTAGGGATCTTGTAGAAATCTGTTGCAATACTATTAATCTTCTGCTCATGTTCATTCATCTGAGCTGTAAGACGTTTTTCGTTTTCGGCAACCCATTCAAAGTCAACCCTCATACCATTCATTTCTACCTTTGCGAGATACTCACTTCCTGGTATAAGGTGCTGTGTATAGAATTTCTCCAGATCCTTATTTTCCCTTACTTTATTCCTTAGCACTGGAAAGAGCTGATACGTATCGCTTAAGTCTAGTGCAAGATACTTATGGAGTATGTCTTTCGGTACGTCGCCGTAGCTACGCTTACGCTTTTTACCGGTTATAGGATCTTTTATTGTACCCTTCGTAAATTGATCAAGCATTCCTTTATGGTTGGAAGACCCAATCCAATCAGATGCAACCTGATCTAGATCATGGATACCTCTACGTTCGTTTAGCGTATAGCTAAGCAACATAGTATCCTCATCAACCTTGGCTTGTTTAGCCTTGTATTGATGACGTAGGAACTTAATATCGAACTTTCCGTTGTGCCATACGTACGGAGCTTTGGATTCAAACAACTCTGGCACAATTAGATGTTCTGGGATAATTACAGATTCCTTAGGTTTGTATTGAAAACCCATGCATAGAATCTTGTCATCTATGTAACTGAATCCTGTTGTTTCAATGTCTGCAGCTATGTGATCAGCTTGGTTCAGAAGGCCAATAGTTTTCTGTACGTCGTCACTATTTTCGGCAATCCAATACGATGTGCCATCAGGTAACATCAATTTCTTCTCACCCTCTACGGCAAGATCGATTGCGTATTGAATATCCCGCTTAAACTGTAGATAGTTACCTTGACCTCTCAGCAAGAATGCTGGATGTACAGTAGGAATCATACCGATAGACGCAGAAGGATGCTTAAATAGCTTACCACGTTCTCTTGTAATCTTCAGACTATAATCACCCATCAATGATTGTAGGGCAGCACTTCCAAGAGCAAGAATAACCTTTCTTGGATAAGCATTTACTTCGTTCATAAGTCTAGAGTTACAGCGAGTGCAGGCTTCGATAAGCTTTTCTGGAGTCTTACTCCTTGGTAGACAGTGTATTGCATTCGTAAAGCGGGGTTGCTTACCCAGCCTTTCAACTCCAGCCTCCAACAAAGCCTTATGGAGTAGCTCCCCAGAAGGTCCCACAAAGGGTTTCTCAAGAGCTACTTCCATAATACCTGGAGATTCACCAACAATTATTAGCGGGCTATCCTCATTACCTTTTGCCCCAATCTTAACACCGCCAAAGAAACATTGGTTACAGCCAGCCATAATTCCTCACAGCTTATTGATTAGGTTGTCAATAGCTTTGCAGGAATCAATCATCCATCTTTCAAATTCGACATTATCCCACCATCCATCAGGTCTTTTGAATGCTTGAGTTCCGTAGTTACCCCTTGAATAATCAACCCTTAGAGGTACTGCGGAGTCAATACTTACAACTGATCGATGGGCTGCAGCTTCCATATCGTGCCAAGGCTCATCCGAAAAGCCTAGTAGATGAATTGGCATATCAGGAAAGATTGCACTAGCCCACCTGACATAGGTAAGTCTGTTCTCTCCCCCTACGTGGTCTAGCTGCAATTTTCTAGGAATAGAGATCATATCTACAGGATACTGTTTGACAATCTCTACACAATCAAACCAGTCTTCTACAGAACTTCCGTGAAGGACTGCAATATTCTTAATTCCTTCAAACTTTCGCTGCCACTTAGGCCATACTGATTTGATAGCTTCACCTGTAGCCTTACCTTTACCATACACATCAGGCAGAACTACATAATCTGCTCCCACACTGCAAGTTGCATCATAAACCATACCCATATCAACAGCTTCGCCGAGTTCTGCCACACTATTATCCATAATGATGGTTGTATCAGCAAAGGTACCCGAGTCAATGAAAAGATCACTCCAACTACTTGGATCTTTCGCAACTTCGTGAGCAAGCAAAAGAATAGTTTTAGGTATATAACCATTCATAGCCATCGAGTGATAGATATGAAGGGGTGCTACTGGTGCAAACTTGTTGATATTAGCGGCTTGTATTGGTATCATTTTTCTACTGTCGTCAAAGTATGTAATACCATTTTCGATATGCATGCCTAATCTCCTAGCTATGGGTCTAAATGAGTCAGACTCCCTGTCTGTTTCCCCAGACGAGAACATGAAGCTGGGGAAGGATTTTGACATTCTGGAATCGTGAGTCATTTAGGATTCCTGTTGTTATACGTTCGAAATGATCAAGCATCTGGTTACGGAATTCTTTTAGTGTTGGTTCGATGTCTAACTTTCCAGGAGGCATCGGATTGCCTAGAGATATATAGACAACGTCATCCAACATAAGGAGCGAAGCCCGATAGTTTACATCATCAAGCATGTCAAAGTCTTCTACCCCGAAGATAGGCACCTTAATTGCAAGTCCTAAATGATTACTGAATTCTTTAATGAACTCTTCGAACTTTCCAGGCTCGTACTTCTCACCCATTGATGGGGGCTTGGGACTAACAGTTACAACATCGCACTGATGCAGCCAAGAAGGCTTGAAGGTACCTTGAGTTTCTACTGCGATCTTAATACCCTTCTCTCTTAGGGAATCTACAAGGTATTTAAGGTCGTGGATACAAGGATTCCCACCAGAAAATGTGATCCACTCACATCCACGGTTATCTCCAATCTTCATTACTATTTCTTCAGGAGTAAGCCAGGTAGCATTAGCTTTAACCTTGTGAGGATCCACAGCAAACATACTATCACATAGTTTGCACTCATAGTCACAGAGACCAAACCGTATGAACGTAGTCTGAACACCAATCATAGCCCCTTCGCCCTGAATCGTGGGGCCAAAGAACTCAACTACGGGGATTCGCTTTGACATGTTCTACCTTCTACATATAGTTTTCAGAATCTTGAGGTCTCTTGGATTAAGGTTCGAACGAAGGAAGTCTACGATGATTTGTTCATCAGTTCTTAGATCCTTCTGCAGTTTTCGATTTCGTTTCCATTGAAGTATTTTCAGGTCGTAATCCATTTCAGCCTGGTCTATTGACCATTCTCCAGAGCCTTCACATTTGATACACCTCTCCTTCTCAGCCATCTTATATCCTTCGATCGGATCACGATCTCTGGGATTATAGCCTTCGCCTACACCACCACAATCAGGACAAACAATTCTCCGGCTTTGTGCATATTTGGAAAATTTGTTGCCATAACGCCTGTTGTGTTTAGCGATGTAGTCTTTGAAAGAGCTAAAAGGTTTCTTATCGATCTCCTGGAGAGTGAAAAGCTTTGACATTAATTATCCCCCATATGAGGCGGAACAATTAGGAGTTTCCCACACATCAACACGAGCAAGACTAGCTTTTCCATCGGTACGTTCAACGATTCTAGGCAATAGACGATCATACCAGTGCTTTGCAAGATTTTCAGCTGTCGGTACGAAGGGGACAACATAAGTCTTACCGGTTGGAAGGAGTCCTAACCAGTACCCATTACTATGCACGCTTTGTTCGATGAGTGGTAACATGGTTTGCTCGGGGTTTAATCCAAGTAGTGCATGAAGAACTGGATCCTTAACCCATAGGCAAGTACCATGATCGCATGGAGCATCGATCTCGTTCATCATTTCCTCTTTGAGGAATCCGAAATCAAGAACCATGCCCTCCTGCTCACCTGATTCAAATAGTGGTCCGACACATGTGGCAATCACCGTATAACGATGTCCATGCAAGTTTCGGCACTTAGAACCATGATAAGTCACTCTGTGACCCATATCGATTCCGATTTCTCTAGTGATCAGATGCTGTTTCATCTTATTTCCCCGTTACATAATGTCCATTGCGTACGTGATAGCTGAATACATCAATACAAGCATTAACGTCAGCTAGTGCATTATGTGCATTTCCAAACCCTTCAGGTTTAACTAGCATTCGGTAAGCTTCATTTAGCGTTGGCCATTTGAAACCATATCCCTTAGGATTAGGAAGCTTACAGATATTAGTAGAGTTTGTCATAGTGCAGTATTTTGAACGCTCTCCAAATAGACCTGGATTGTATTGTGCTCTGTATGCAAATGTCTGCATAACCCGAATGTCAAACTGGATGTTGTGTGCAATAATGACATCACTATGACCCATCCACTTACAGAAGCTATCCATTGCACGTGATGGATTAATGCCAAACTCATGAACACGCTCTGCAGTAATCCTATGAATATTTTGCGCTTCGGGATCGATCTTCCACATTCGGTTAGGGTCTAAGTTAGAAGTGTCAACTAGGACACCAACCTCATAGATAGTTTCATAGCTACCATCAGAACTCATATCAACTAGCTTAAAACCTAGCTGAACAAGATCTGGTTGTATGGGGGCTTTGTAATCGGCTTTGAAGTCGGTTTTTCCTGTTGTTTCAGTGTCGAAAGCAAAGACGAGAATGCTCATTTAGCGTACTCCGTAGGATCTTGTACATCAGCCTTCTCAAAAGCTTCTTTACGGGCAATACACGTAGGACATTCACCACAATGAATTTCACCAGCATCGTAGCAACTCCATGTAAGTTCAAGAGGAGCTCCTAGCTTATCACCTTTCGATACGATTTCATGTTTATGCATCCACTGCAATGGAGTTGCCAGCCTAATCGTATTATAAGATCCTGTATAGATAGCATTAGCCATCGATCCATTAAATTCTGGAGTACAGTCAGGATACGCCCAGTTAGCGGCATCTTCAGCGTGGGCTCCGTAATAAATGGTTACTAGATCCTTAGCCTGCTCTGTTGTATATTTACGGGCTTCATCTTCTTCCCAGCTATATTCTTCTTTCAGTCTCTTTGCAAACTTTGCAATCTCACTGTTAACATACTTCTGCGCATGCGCTGTGATTGCCGATAGAAGAAGGCCGTTACGGAATGGTACATACGATGGGCTTACACCCTCAATCTGATCGTAAGACTTATGAACCATTTCCATAGAGTCCATCGAATCTGCAGAGAGTAAGATTTCCTTACCCTTCAGAAGATCACCGACGTCTAGAATAGTATGCTTCACACCAAACTCTTTACAAATTTTTGCAGCCTGTACAAGCTCCCGCTTATGGCGCTGACCGTAATTGATGGAAACAGCTTCTACCCAATAGGTGCCCTCACGATCTGACATTACAAATTCAGGCTTAAGATCTTGAATTGCCTGAAAGAGGCACGTAGTAGAATCAAGACCACCAGATAGAAGTACGAAAGCTTTGCGATCCATAACGGAAATCCTCGTTAATTTACAATTTGTAGTTAGCTATCCGAAACGTCAAGGAGAGGGGCAGTGCCCCCCTCCAAACCACCTAGATCGACTTTGAACGCGTCTTCAATAACACTACGAGCAATCCTAAATTGTCCGCCTACTTTAATAGCACCAATCTCACCTGAATGAATTCGACGCATTAAAGTGGGGTAGGAACACATGTGAATGCTTTTGATTTCACGTAGATAGTCTACTAGTTGGTTAGCTGTCAGATAGCCCTTTCGAACTAACTGCTCAGCCAGTGATGAAGCCATCAGAAGCCTCCGCGGAAGCAAGGAACGACTGCACTTCATTACGTTCGTTGTCGTTGTACTTGCCCACACGAACCTTAACACGGCACTTGATACCGATCAAGGATTCAAGAAGTTCGGGATCCGAAGGATTGAACGGCTTGTTGGCCAGTTCAGGCTTCAGCACCATCATGTTAGCCTTGGTACCAGGCAGTGCACCTTCGCTGAACGACATGAACGTGAACAGCTTGCGGTTCTTGTATTCTTCATCAAAGACGGTAAGAGTCAGGTTCCACATCGGATTGCCGGAACTCTTCGACTTTTCGAACTTTGCATCGGAAATGATGACGTTATAGATGCCCTTAGGAAGGACTTCAAACTTCATCGCCTCGACATTCGAAAGGTCGACAACTAGACCTTCATTGGCATTTTCAAACATTGCAGAGTCGTCAGACATGTCTTTTCCTCATTGCTACTGAAACAGGGATTTGTGAGGTCCCTAACCTCATCCACGCGGGATTCTTATTTCCTAAAAGCTCCCATCAAATCCTTCATACTAGGACTGTCGATGAATGGATCTTTAAAGGATGCAATTCTGTTTTTAGCATCGAAGCGGCCAATTGGTTGGATAAACAGACGCCTCGGAATAGTTTTATCACCTTCTGCAGGCTTACCTGTGGAGATGTATCCACAAACGTCTACAAAGCCCTGAACCTGATTTGATAATTTACCGGTAAGAGCTGGAGTCCAATGCATCTGCTTAAGTTCGTCCTGGGTATACTGTGAAGAACACACAATGATAACATTCATGGGCAAATCACGGTATGCACGAACAAGAAGCTGCATCATCTGGTTGTTCTTGCGGAATTCTGCAAATTGTGCAACATCCATTTCTTTGTCAAGCTTCATATCCGTCTGGATATTAAGAAGCTGGTACATACTGAATGTATCGATTTCTGTCAGCGAATCGATAATTGCTGTTCGATACTTACGTAGACGAGCCTTCTTTGTAACTTCCTGACCGTTAACAACCTCAACAACATCTGGGCCTATATGGCTTTCATCGATTACTGAAAGATCATAGCCCCACAAACGTGCTTGTAGTGCTTTAAGCCTATTAAGATCAAGACTATCACGGGATACACAATGAGCCTTCAGAAACTCTTGAACGTATGCAACCGTCTTAAAGTCTGTTACGCGGACTACATCAATCAGTGCACGATCTTTAATGTGTGGGGCGTCTGCAACAGACATAGTACCTGATTCTGCATCCACGATCAGAATGTCATTCATTTCAGGAACGTCTACAGCGGATGCTGCAAGGGAAGACTTTCCTGAGCCAAAAGGTCCATAGAAGAGACATTTAATGAATCGGTGTTCCGCATGCATTCGAGTAATTCGAAACGGCGGAGGCTGTACTGTCTTCGGAGCTGTAGATTGCTTGGTTGGATCTGTCATAGTAACCTCTATTTCAGGAAGTCTAGATTGAAATCGTCTTTCGCATCACCTGGATATTTGATATAAGATCTCCAGGGATCATAGCTATTCGGGCGCGGCTCCATAGTATTATCGAGCTCATAACGCCAATCTGATCCATCATCCAAGGATACGCAAGGAGAATGGAATGAACACATGACTGCGCAGTCTCTATCAGGATTGGGATACAATGGTAGATCTGGATTGAGCATATCCTCGAGTTCTAGGAGGATCTTCGTACCCTCAGCTTCCGCTGATGCACTATTACGATTGATCTTATCCCTACGAATATAATCGTCGTAATCTGGATGCTCTCGAAGTGTGAGACCATTCAAATAGTCAATGTTCTCTCTCGGAGCAGATTCTACTGTACCATACACTTCTTCGAGGGTTTGCTTATATAGTAACCTGGACGTCGACATATTTTGTGCAATAGAAACGCCACCACGAACAAGCTTAGTAGGAGCCCTCGGAATTGTCTTACGGTGTTGCTGATAAATAAATCCACCCATTTCCCTCCCATATATGTAAGGGCCTGCCCACATGTAAACACTTACTTGGGGATCTGTAAGGTAGTGAAGGGTTTGGATAGCTTTTGCAGTCTTGTAATCCATAAACCACAGTAGGCCATTTTCATCTTCTACTACCCTATCAATAGTACCGGAGTAGATTACCTTTTCATACCCCCATTTACTTGCATCGAAGGGGACTTCAAAGCGAAAATTGACTTCTACCTGAGGTTCTCCGTTAAACCAGAATGTTCGAAGAGGGTCTCTCTGTTGCTGCAGCCAGAGGATATAGTATTCCAGCATTTCAACGCCTAGATCACGATCTAACTCCCACCGTTCAGGAAGTTTATTTGGAAAGTGATCCTTGAATACCTTAATATAGGCTAGGAATGCATCTCTTGGATGCCCAAATCTGTTATATCCGTGAAAATCTTCCAATCCGAAGTGGAACCCGGATCCTAACCATAGTGGCGACTGTGCTTGTTTAGGCCCTAGGTTATGCCTAAGGTGTGATGACCATCCCCAACGTCTACGGCATTTCTTGAAAGTTATTCGATCGGATGTTCGGATGATCGCAACTTTGGGATTGTTTGGATCTACTTCTAATTTCGATCCTGCATATACTAGGTCATCGTGAAGAGTTTGCGCAAGAAAGTCTTGCCTGGAAATAATACCAGATACATCAGCCATAATTGGAATCCTGCGTGAATTTATTATCTCTCATATTATAACATTTTATAAAAGATGTCAAGAGGAATTTTTTGTTCGGCACTAGGGATTTTTTAAAGATTGTCGAACGGTTTCAAAGTGCTTATATGTTAAACTGTTTACTGCTAGGTTAGCATTGATAATTTCAAACATGTCCCTAGTAATTGTTCCCTTAATGTCAACATAATATGACATCAGTGTTCTATCCATATTAGAGGACTTTCTACGAGCTCTTGATTCTGTCTGTTTATTGTTATCTGCATCCCAGTCAAAGTGTGCGAAGTAAACAGCAAGAGCTGATTCAAGGTTGAATGATTGGGAAAACATTACCGAGCATATTACAGCAGTTTCTTTGTTTTTCCTAAATATCTCCTCAACCCTTCTTACATGTTCAGGATCATCTCCACCCTTCAATACAAGAATGTCGGAAGGTGACATCTTTAAGGTAGAGGCTACGTATTGCTTAAACGGTTCAATAGAGGGAATAAAAGGTGTAGCTATAATGTTGTGTTTGTACCCCTCATATTCCTCGTTCTCTTGAATTTTTTCACAGATTGTGCTAATAGCACAACCCACACTTAGGGAAGGGTCTATAATTTGAGGACAGCAGATTAATTGACGGAGTTTGACGTAAGATGCCATTACGGATAGGGAAAATTCTATACGATCGGCCAATTCCATGTACAAAGAATCTGCCATAGATCTATATAGCTTTGCAGTTTGTGCATCAAATTCTGCAGGTAATAGGATTCTTCTAAGTGGTGGCAGTTCAAGAGAAGCCTTCTTTTCATCTACTACGTATATGTAAGGTTTAATTTCCATGGCAAGTTGCTCGGTGTTCTTGACACCAATTATTTCCTGCCCAAATATACCCTTATGAATAATGCAGTACTTATTAATAAATGTCCAGTATGACGTGAATACTTTACGAGCAAGGATGTGAAGATAACCCCAAAGCTGTGGAGGTCCTTTCCTTGTGGGTGTTCCAGTGTTAATAACGATACCCTTAGCGTGTTCTCTGAGCCACTTTACAATTTGGAAGGTTTTAGTCTTTCTGTTACGCAAACCTAGTTTATGAGCTTCGTCAATGATAATGAAGTCAAACTTGTCTAGCTTATTCTGAACTAGGTATTCATAATCCCTCTGAATTATCTGTGGGAGGCAGATATGAAATTGGGCGCGCGTGCGCCATAGCAACTGTCTATCATATGCATCCCCATCAACGAACTTAAACTGTTCAGGAGAATGAAGTTCTGGATACCACTTCTTAAATTCGTTTTCCCACGTTGCAACTGCATTCTTGTTGCATATGATTAATACCCGAGAAGGTCTAAGAGTGAGCATACATGTCAGCGTTACTAAAGTTTTGCCCAGCCCCATCCAGGCAGCAAGCAACATTGCATGACTCTGTCTGAATACGCCTACAGCCTCTCGCTGTGACAGTGACATTATGTCATGGACACGTTGAAAAGCTGCACGCATATCGTGCTTGTCGTACTCTATTATGTTTGTCATTTCATTTGCGCACGCTCATATATGCAACTACCCAGACGGCTACGAAGAAAGCTATAAGGATCCAGGGAACAACATCATTCATCGTCACGGAGAACTTCCTCTCCAAGATCACAGCCTTCGGATGCACGAATTAGCCTATCTTTTGGACCCTTAGCATTCATCCATGATGGCAGTGCAAGATGACATCGCCCAACTGTGGGTAAGTAGGATATCTCCGATGCTACCCACATCTTACAGGAGATACATGAAACTTTAGGATCTTTAACAGTCATCGTACTAGACCCTGAAGAAGGGTAGCAAAAGCCATACCCAGAACAAAGCTGATAATGCTAAGTGCTACGAAGCTTTTGGACTTTGCAACTACAGCGCTATTCTCCCGTTCTTGGGCTTCGACCGCAGCTTTAAAAGCTGTATCCACTGTATTCAAGAGTTCATCGTTTCTTTCCCTATAACTATTACACACAGCCTCTAGATTATACAGATCTTCCTGTAGTGTGTTGATAGTTTTATTCAGGTTGAAATTGGTTGTTTTAATCGTATTGATCTCGCCATGAGCAAGAGCAAGCTGTTCAGTCAGAGTGGGTTTCTTAGACATTGTGTTAATCCTTTCAGAGGGAAGTCATTCGTAGGTTAATTTCGTCGATTCCTTCGGCAAATGCAATTGGTATCTTGTCTTCAAAGTAGGAACTGTAGTAGTTAGTACCTCCTACGATATCTCCTTCCTTATTAACAACAAGACATGTGCATAAGCCGTCGGTGATTGCTACAACCACAAATATATGTCCAAGTTTTGCTCCGCGACCCCCTCGAACATTGTAACAATTACCTACTTGAACTCCGTATATTTGATGCGTATTGTCAAGACATATAGAGAACTTCATTAGTCACCTGATGAAGTATCTAAAGCTAGTGCCGCAATCTTAGCTTCTTCGGCTTTGATCAGCATGCTGATAGCTTTTAGTTCACGATCACGGATATTAACGATCTCGGTAATCTTGAGATCACGAAGATCCTGCGAAGCCTTAAGATCGCTTGCAACCTTCAACGCTCTTGTCTGTAGTTCGTTAATAGATTGCTCAATCTTGTCAGTAGCAGACTTTGCAGCAGCCTTTGCCTGGTTAAACTGATCTTCAATATCTTCCTTCTGTGCCTGGGAAGCTGCAGTCAATTCAACCTTCGACTGTGTAAGCTTTTCAATTTCGGCCCTTGCATGATCTGCAACAACCTTAATCTGGTTTGAAGGCATACTAGCAATATCTGCAGCTACCTGTTTAGCCCTTGTGGATAGTCGCTGAACGCGTGACTGTTCGATATCTAAGGCAGCATCAGCAATCCTATTTGCAGCCTCTTCAATTTCGGTTTCATCGTCTGCGTGGGGAATTTCTTTTTCCAAGTCTGTCTCAGGGTTCATAGTTTCTTTCCTGTTATAATGCGAACATATTCGCGGGTTTCCTTTGGAAGTCGTTTACGTCCTATGCAGTCAGGCCCACAGTTATATCCTACTAAGGCCTTAACAACATCTCCCTTATTCTCGTTTAACTGCTTCTTTAATTCACGCATTCCAACATCTGCACCAGTTTTGCAGTCAAAGAGCTTCTTGGCTTTTGTTAGTCCATGCTTTCTTGCAGTTGCAGGAATTACTTGCATTACACCCATAGCATTAGCACTAGACTTAGCATTACACTTTCCTTTAGACTCTTGATGTGCTACCCTCAACGCAAGATCCTTTGGGATTCCATGCTTTTGGGCTGCCTCTACTACAGCTTTATATCCTGGCTGTGTAAGATCAATTCCTTTCGGAAATGCTGGAGTCTTTGCAGATGCATATGCTAACACTATTGTTTCAGGTTCCTGCTTCTTACGCTTTACTTTTTCACTCTTACGACTAGTTGGCTTCTGTACGTCCTCAATTGGGGAGTAAATTGCTACCCTCGCGAACCTCTCAGGTGAGGGCTCACACGACAGAGCGCCCATAACTAAGATAGCACTACAGATCACTGTTGGTTCCTATGCATTTCCCACAAGGGGTGACTGGAAGAACTCGATGGTATTTTTTGCCCTCTGGAGTTTTATAGATGTACTCTTTGCAACATCAAAAACGTCGTCCCACCCACATATCACTCCGCGACCATAATATTTGGACCCACCACTGAACGTAAAGTATTGATGTGTTACTTTTTCTATCATGTTCGTATGTATGGGAGTTGCATTTAATAGAAGTACGTCCTCTGATAGGAGGGGCATCTTTAGAAGATTTCTGCAGTCGAAATCTACTAGTTTCCTGAAAACATCAGCATCATTGTTTACTGTTAGCTCTTCTATAGATTGCCGATAAGGATCGACAAGAAGGACTCTAACACTTGGCTCGAACAATCGTAGCATTATACGACATCTTCAAGGTTGACAAACTCGGATGTTTCAAAGCAGAAGAACTTCCCACTGTTGGTCATTCCTGCATCGATAATAGACTTCATAATCCTCTTGTGTCTACAATCGAAGGTAGAAGCTGGACATGAACAGTCGAAGTATGCTCCATTCCTTCCCTCGATACGAGAAAGTGCGTATGTGTTAAGAGCGTCAGCATTCCCGTCGAATTTTGTGATCGTGTAAGATCCGGGAACTTTGGGAGCGCTCTTCAGTTGATAGTAGGTAAATTTTGGAGCTTTTGCCATCTCACAGCCCCCTGAACCGAATAGGTGGGCGATCAGTTTCAGCAATGGTTGTGCCTGGGAAGATTGTCCAAGTATTTTCAGGATGCTGTTGAATTTCGCCACGAATGCGATTCTGAAGAGAGTTGTACGAATCGTCAATAATAACATTATGTTCCAAGGAACTGACATCCTTAAAGGTCTTGTAAAGTGACGGCAAATCCGAAATGTTCTTTACAGCAATGTAGAGTGCCATTTTCTTGATCTCCTGTTTGTTTTCATGGTTTCTACGTAATTTACTTACAAGGTTTTTCATTGGGATGGAGACGAGACTAATACTTTTGTCGCCCAATCCATCTTCGTATGGGATCCTGCAGAACCAGAGACCTAATTGTATGTTGTAGTGAACTGAAGCAACCTTTGCATACTTATTGCTATAGACAGACCAATATTCCTCGCCAATGTTTATCTCTGGATAATCAATCACTTTAAGTTCTGGGGGGGGTGCTAAATGTGAACAAACCTTACCCTTAGGATCAGTATATGTTACAGCTATTGTACCACCGAAAAAACTACGAGTTACTATAGCAGGAAAGATAGTCCTCTTCTTATGTAAGCCGATCAAGCTCCCCACTTCGGGATTTCTAACACTTTGAGCTAATGGATGATCCTGCCACATAACTTATTCCCATCCTTTTCTATCATTAATTAAATTATATATGATTGTCCTTTGGAAATCAAGTGTCGCACATAATTATTTTTGGCCCTGTATCTGAAACTTGACTTTACTCCAGTCTACATAGTACATGTTAGTATTTTCGGCTCGTTCAATGGGGAGTTCCTTACCATCTAGCTGTGCTGATACCGCTTCGTGTAGGAAGGAGTGTGCAATAATTCCAGTAGATATTTCCTTACCGTTTTCGGTAATAGCCATCAGCTTTCCACTCATTGATGGCAGGAAGTATTTGATTTTAGTCTGCATCGACGTCTCCATCGATTAGCTTACGCTTAAACTCTTCGACTGTAAGACCCATTTGTGTAATCTGCTCACGTGTAAAGCCTCCTACCATGTCTCCCTGGTTGGCTCGCTGTTCTTCAGCAGTAGCCCATCTAACATTTCCAGGTTTATATCCATCTGCATTATCAATGCGATCAAGCGTATGGTACTTAGAAGGTGCTGGCCCTACGTTGTTGAAGAAGTTGTCGAAACCGTCATCCCTACTCTTATGCCACTCTGCAGCAATAGTAATACCCCTCTTACGATAGTGCTCATATGCGACGTGACTAGGGTTCTCTACTCTCTGATGCATGGTAAGCCAAATTCTGTACTCTCTGTTATATGTCGACTTAAGTGTTGCAGTCTTACACCCACAGTGAGTCTTGGGGTTGGGCTTACGCTGTAGATAGTATTTCGGAACGATAAGTTTTGTTCCGCATGAACATTCGACGTTCCACCGCTCCTTAAGTGCTGGTTTTGCATCTTTAAGGGGAGGGGCTTTCTTTACCAGCTTTAGCTCCCCAAACAACATACCAGCTTTTAGTTTAACCTTGTTATACTTGGCAGGTCGTTGTTTTGGAACGTAATTTTGCTGCACAGGTTTGGCAACAAACGACGGGGCTTCCTTAGGATCCTGACCAGCTAGTCTAAGGAATGCACTGCGAGTTGCCGCGGACAGCTTAGGAAGCTCTAGTGCTTTAGCTTTCCGCCTATCATCTAGAGTCTTGCCTGCAATCTGTGGGGTGAGGAACTTACTTGTCATTGATCTTCTGCAGGGCCATGAGCTTTTCCAATACTGTTCCAATATCTGTACCGTTCTCAGTGTCTAGTTTAAGTTCACTGAAGTCGATGTACATATTATCGCTGCCAGCTTCGTCACCACTGGGACTAGATTCGAGAAGTTTGTATGCATCTTTGTAGTGCTTATTTGCAACAAGCTCAACGAACTTTTTAAGCTTATTAACAACGTATAAGCGAAGTTCGTTTTCCTGGCGATTGGCAAGATCTTGCGGTGTTGCTTTGAGAAGTTCTGCGATATCCATTTCAGTTCTCCGAAAGAAATTTGCGCACAAAAGCTAGACGTAGGGGATCGCTGTGTTGAGTTGCACGCCCTTGGTGCATAAAGTAGTTGCGTGCACCGAAGGGAAAGACACGGTTGCGGAATAGAGTTCTGAACTCTGTATCCAGTACATTCCACTCCGTAAGACGTTTAGCCCTGTGAAGGAATACATATGCATTATGGCACAGTCCTTCCTCACGAGAGTAAGGTGCCCATTCGGGTGCGCCATTCTCGACCCAATCCAACCACGACTGGAGGAATTCGCGCATAAGCGGAGAGATTGTCATTCCGGGGCTCCTTCGGGATAACGGATCTCTTTCACACGAATAAGGCCGTCGCGGACTTTGGCGGCAGCTTCGTTGAAGCCTGGGAGATCGTTGTTGCGTCGTGCATAATCAGCATCAGGCCATGAAATTCCGCTACACGACAGTTGCAGGGTTACCGAATATACAGGACAGCAGGAACAGAATAACCTCCAAGCTTTAGCCCCACGACTTGCACGAAGGTCCAGCCTACACAACTCGCAATTTTCCTCACGGATTTCCCAGTAATGTGGTAAACTTGTGCAACGTGAAAACTCGTCCCACTTTGCAATGCCCGCTTCGAGTGCTTCATACCACTCTTTGTCTGTGACGGTGGTCATTCGTCTGCCTCCTTAATACGTGCGAGAACCCACGCTTTGCGGAGCTCGTTGAGGTGGGCAGCACCCCTGAAAAACTCATCCCAATAAGTTATCTCTCCACCAAACGGATATGAACCTCCTGTATGTTTAAGAATATCACTATGTTCAACTCCATATATATCACGGGTACGATCAGCGTTGCTACATAATCCTAGGTAGCGCCAGAATGGTTTATTGTCTGGTGCTCCATCTTCATACGCCCACTTTGCATATGCCCGCAGGAAGTTGATGACATTTTCTGGGAGTTTGGTCATTTGACTATCTCCAGCTTTGCGTTTAGCTGACCACCACGCTTCAAAGCATTGATGTAGTTGTCAACTCTGCACGAGACAATCCAATAATCCTCTCGATAAAGACTATCAGCGTCGAATCGATACTCCATCAAGACGTACAACTTCTGCTGTGTTGTTGTACCTTTTAGAGCAATTCTCAACCGTTGCCACTTTTCCACATCAGAAGATTCGTAGACAGCTTCTCTGATCTGATCGACTGACCATTGAGCAAGCGGCAAACTCCACCCATGAATAGGAAGATTCATTGGTATCCGCGATAGCCAATTAATACGTTCCCTGCGAATTTCTTCTGCAGTGAAGCGCTTTTCCCACTCCTTGAATTCCTTAGCCATTACAAGTTCCTTCCCATATACTGACCCATAATGTCATCAGTACCTGGATTGAAATTTTCGATAAGATGTTCGAGCATTTCGCCACATTCGAACGACGAATGGAGGACGGAAAGAACTTTGATGATCTGTTTACGAGGAACACCAGATTTACGGGATATCACATCCAACATCTCATCAATGTCCCAGCCCTTTTTGGCGTTTTCAAGCCATTCCTGGTATTGAACATCGCTATCAAACATCTGAATCTCCTGTGGTTATTATGAGTATTATATTATAGAAGTCCTTATGTCATCAAGAGTCAAAATTAGTTTCCGCATGCTGCAATGCATAAAGTTAAGGTAATCATGAAAAGTCTCCTAATTACCTCTCAATTAATATAGTAATCTTATTCCAATCGTATATTTTAACTCCATCTCGCTCATCAGGCATTTCTTCTACAAGAGCCATTATTTTATCTGTACCCCTCCTTACATTATCGATTTGAGTAGTTTTGGTATCGTAGACACCTTGTGGAGATGACAGTACTACAGTCATTTTCATGAAAAGTCCCCATCTAGTTGATCAAGCGATGCATGTTTGGCTTTTGGAGAGTATACTGCATTGCAGTGTTCTGGGCGTATCTTAGCTGTAAGTGCCTTCCTACTCTTTTTAGGCTTCTCAACAACACCACTTACACCCATAGGTATTTTACGGATTTGAACACCAGAAGTACGCACCATGTCTGATAGCATCTCTCGCGTGACGTTCGCCGATTTGCCAGAAACCCCAGTCTTCGAGCTTTTCATCTGTGCAGAATCCTTTAGCCTGTCCAGCACCTTGAAAGGTTACTCCAATGCTACGAGTACCCAACAAGTACTCCATAGCTCCTATAAGTCTAAGCGTGTACACAGTTGAATTTGCGTGATCCTGAGCTTTCCAGTTATAGATCCGATACTCTTCCATAACTACGTGATCTGGTTGTTTACCCTCAAGGAAACCCTCAAGTTCGGCAACTACCTTACTCATAGGAAAGCTGTACCATTGCCCAGCAGCTACAAGCTGAACCTTATTAAGGTTGCGAGACCATAGGGCCCACCCAGTAGTTTGTCCAGGATCTAGCGAAAGTAGCTTTCCACTCCAATCACGCCTGATAAACTTCTCAAACGGGGGAGTCACTCTCGTGATCCTTTTTATAGCTTTCAGTTTGACGTACTAGTCTCTTGATTTCGGCTTTGATTGCCTGGTGTGTGGAGAGCATCCCACTTTCCAAACATTCTTGAGCCCATGCCTCAGCGACAGCAACATACAACTGGGCGGCGTTAACTCCCTCTTGAAGGGATTGCTTAGCCTCTCCGAAACGCTTGTCAAGTTCTGCTAGAATTGTCTTATTACTTTCAGACATTAGACTTCTTCCTCATCACCATTTTGTATCCCCTGTCTTCATCAATGGAAGCTCTAACTTCTGGTGACATTCTACGCTCTAAACCTTTAGGAGTAAATCCCGAGTCGGACATCTCGTACTGGGGCTTAGAACCTTCGACAACGTTACATATCTCGGTTGCCCACATTTGGGTCATCATTTGGTTTTCGGCAGTAATTATCTTACCGTCGACAGTAATGCTTGTATTTTGTAGGAGTGCTCCATAGTTGCGTAATCTGTCACGACTCCTCATTAAGGGGAAGAATGATACCTTTACACCCTTTGCAATCGGAGCTAGAGTCGGAACGCTACAGCAGATAGCTGCACATATCTTGTCTGAACTCTTAAAAGTCTCTAGCAAACTTTGTACATGGTTATCTTTCCAGTAGGCTTCTGTATCCGCCATGTTACCAGATACGACAATCATGCCATCAAATTTAGAGTGTTCTTCTGGCAAGACTTCCCATACGCGTCTTTCGATAGTGTTAGGTCTAAGAGTTAACTCGTCACGAATTAGCACATCTTGAGATACGACCTCAAAGGTATGCTTTCTTTCTGAAAGAACTCCCAACAATGTCCACAATTCGTGACCATTATACCTTTTAGCGCACACCACTAGGAAATGAGCCATTATTTTAACGACTGCCCCCGTTCTACAGCAAATCGCCGAGCTACTTCTTCAGAATTTAGAGGTGCGGGAGCCATGTTAAACTCGTGACCTGCAGCACCCTCAGTAGTTTGCATTTCGGGTTTCCAGTCAGGATTAGGAGTTCCGTCATTATTTAGGTCAAGCCTCATAAGATGTAGATCTCCACCAGCCGAAAACACCTTGATAGGCATGTTATGATTTCGGATGTACGAGCTCAGAACCGAGTATAGATACTGTGGATTCTTGTTGAGCCCCGTAAGATCCAACTTCACAACTTTACGGTTAAGTTCCATGAACCCTTTGATAATGGGATATGAAACGCGACCTCTCCGACCTGATCGGCTTGTATCAATATCCTTAGGATCAATTTCGACGAAAGTTACCATTTTAGTTTCCTCATCAATAATTCATGATAATATAATTATATAAAAACATAAATCATAAATCAACAAAAAAATTATGTTCCAGAGTTCCATCTTTTATCTATTTCCTTCTTTACCTTTTCTATCTCTGTCCGAACTGCTGCAGGCATATTTTCCCAGTAGGACATCTTTTTAAGTGCTATCTGTATTTCCTTGTTTGCCTGTCGGCGTTCTTGTCCACTATTAGTGCTATCGAAAATAAATTTGATATATCGATAGTTTTCATAGTGCTTGGCAAACTGTTTAACAGGGTCCATCTTATAGGGATTTATAAAGAATGCAGGCCTTTCAACGGTGTCGGGATAGATAAAGTGTCCCATGATGTTCTCCTATGATTATCCCTTATTATAGAATAATAAAAGAAAGTCATCAAGAGTCAAAATTTGGTGTGGGTAGGGAGACTCGAACTCCCACGCTTTCGCACTAGAACCTAAATCTAGAGTGTCTACCTATTCCACCATACCCACGATTTCTTTACGCACTTCCATAAGTATCTTACCGAGATGGTTTTCACCAGCTCCCTCAAATACTCCCCAGAAAGTATCGCCCCACCAGTTACCTTCAACAAGCTCGTGAGGCCATGTTCTTTTAAGCATCCTCCGTAGATCGTGCTGTGTAAACTTTATCCTGATCAGGTCAGTCATGATCGAAAGTTTAATGTTTTCCCAATTTTCCCTCAAAACTAGGCTTCTGCCTTCACGTTTAGCAATCCTAGATGAGGTAGCCTGCCGTATCCGTTTACGCTTTTCCGGATCTGTAGTTTTCGCGGCCTGATATGCATATTCTACAGAGTTATAGGTTAACCCTTCATAAGATATGCGACATGGATACATATTTGATAGAAAGAAGTGATTACCTGAGAACTTGTTAATCATCTTAGGCCGTCCTGTGGTAGAAGTCTGCACCCATAGTAATAGGATCTTCACCATCCCACCATGTTCGCCACTCGCGATCGATACGCATAAATCCAATTTTACGCCTGGAATTTTTAACTTTCGCTGGAGTAGACACTCCCACGATGCTTGTTACAGCTAAAGTCGGCTCTGCGCGAGTTTTCTTTCCTGAGTCTAGGAGAGCATCTCTTGCACGCTCGTCGGAAGATCCTAGTAACATGAGACCTCCCTTATTGTATCCTAGACCAACTCTTCCTTGTCGTTGTTTTATTTCGACAGCAGCGATCTTGTTACCACACTCAAGACATTTGTTGAAACCTAGACGCACTCGTCTTTCATCAATTGAGCGCCCGCAAGAACATCTCATGAGTCGTTAACCCTTACATCCCTAACAGCAAAAAAGATGCAACCATCGTAAATAGCCTCTACTACTTTAATAGTAGCTTCGATGGGTTTGAACTCAAGTATTTCCTCGGAGTTTTTGGGAAGCCCCCTCTTTGCTATCGAATATGTGAAGAACAGTTTACGATCTTTATAAGGTTCTTCTTTGATTACACATGTAACTACATATGCTGGATATCCGGATTTATTAACTACTCCACGAACTTCGACCAGATCAGCTTTGTAGGTTCCAGATTTTGGTTTTGGTTGAGTATCCAACTTCTCGAACATTAGATTCCCCTAGGTTATTATGAATATTATAATATAATGTCCTAAGGAAATCAAGTGTCAAAATTTGGTTAGTTCTGCTCCTAGAAAGAGTCTTGCATACACACTACGGCGCCGCTCTCCACGTGTTCTACCGTCGGTGCCAACAACTGGTTGATGCTTCGGAGTGCGGAAACCTCTTGGATTCATTTGAGCCATTACCTCACGCCTACGGAGGAAATGACCTTCATCTTTGGACTTACATCCAAGACGGGAAGCATCTGCAAGTTCGCTAAGTGCAAGCTTTTCAAAGATATTCATTAGTCAGCTCCTGTGTTGATAAGTTGGTGCGGGTGGTTGGATTCGAACCAACGACCTAATGCTCCCAAAGCACTCGCGCTACCAGGCTGCGCTACACCCACCGTTTAATGTCCAATATTCAAGCTGATGACTCGATCTTGGTAACTAAACCAGACTTTATCACCAACTATGGTTACTGTTACTTCGCTCTTCTCATGAAAACCCAGTTTGAAGAACCTAAGTGCGTCCTTCATAGATTCGTAGAGATCTTCCATTGTCCAGGAAGGTATTGGATGTTCAGCACACATGCTGCGTTAACCTCGGATTTTACTTAGGGGCTTGTGACAGGTGCTAAGTAACAAAGGCAATCAATATCCTTTGAATTTCCCAAGATGTTAGCCTCCGGACCTTTCGGTTACAGACATCCAATTCGAAACTAATACAACTTTTCCTAGGATCTTGGGGGCTAACCTTACGATCTTCGGCTGACAGTACACTGAACGGGGAGGTTCGCGAGAGTGCTGCCATACCCTTGGATAAGACGGTGCGAATATCCTCGGGGTACTTTGGTTAGGAAGTTGTCACCTACCTGCCTTCGTTGAACATCTCATTACGAAGATACCCCAGACAATCTATTAAAACCAGGTGCGTTGCATTTCAATAGATCGGTTTGCACCCTAGGGTACCTGCGTAATAAGATGCTGATGTCTGCCTGACGCTTAGGGCGCTATCCCTACGATCTATGCGAGTTGGCAGCTACCGTCGATACAGATAACTTTCGTCCATCAACACTTTGGGTGGGCGTCCTTCGAGGATCTAAGCTATCTCGTGGGAGCTTCGATTCTCACTGCGTATGACAATACAGCCCGTTTCCACCTTCGTCTCTGAGATACGCTACCAAGGCGCACTCGTTTAACAGGAGCTTGGCCTCCCGACTAGGCCGACCCACAGGAAGATCCGCCTAAATTCGATTTGGGATGGGCTAACCTATCGCGGTAAGGCGATTAGGCTTATCTTACTACGTACCCCCATCCAGTACGTCAGCAGGATGTGGTCACATACAACTAGGTCTACCACATACATCTAACCTAGAGGGACTTAGTAGGCCTGGAGGCTTGCATATCCCCCAGTTTTCCCCGCCATTAGGGACGATCGATTATGACTGCTAAATGGCTTTCACAGCTTTATCGATCCTCTTTAGCCTACCTTGTCAAGTTATCGTCTCTTATTACTCGGCAGACGCTGCAGCGGGAGCTTCTGCCTTAGCAGGACCACCGGCTAGACCCTTCGTCGCCTGGAAGACGACCTGGTAGAGGACCTTCGAGCCCTGCAGTTCGGTGCATTCCTTCGCGATCTGCGAACGGCCGATTCCCTCAGCCCAGCGCTTGCGGCAGTAGTCAGCACGCTTCATCATGGTGCCGCCGACATTGAACATGATCGCACGACCACCACCATCGGAAGCAGCAGCGGCCTGGATTTCTTCAAGCGAGCGGGTTGCCTGCGGGGAGTCAGTCTGGTTTTCATCAGTCATTTCGTTTGCCTCAACTTTCGGTTTCTTTGCCATTTTAGGCCTCTAGTTTGCTCTTCAATGATTTAAGATATCCCAAATCATCATTTACTCCTATAATATAAAGCTTTTCTTAGGTATAATCAAGAGAAAAATGATGTTCAGTTCATCATTTTTATGTTTCCGCCGTGTATGCCTCATTTATAGGCCTTTTTTGCTTCTTCTTGAAGTCGTCGGAGATCTTGTACATTTGTGCATTATTAAGGGATCCATCTTCTACAATACCTGCAAGAACTGCAATGTTATATTTGTATGTTTGCATATAGCGTCCAAGACTTCTGGAGTTAGTCATTCCAAACTCTTTCTCGTAAGTTTCAGTTCTAGTAGCCCAATCTGAGATATTTCCAGCTTTGAACCTGAAACCATCAAGATGCGAATGAGCTGTGGCAAAATGTATAAGCCCTTTAATAACTTCATCACCCTTCTTGACGAGGTTGTCCGAACTTTCCAGTAGATAGTTTGGAATCCATGAATGATCCATCCCAAATACCTGAGCCATTATCATAAGACTCTGTTCGAAACCCACCAAACGGTGCTTTGACCTGTAGCGAGGATTCCACCTCTCCTTAACTAGCTTAAAGAATCGGTGTAGAACATACATGTGATGAGAGATCCACTCAACACGCCCACCGAACCTCTGAAGTTGGTGCTCTTTCCAGAAGCTATCATAGGTAATAGTCTTAAGGCCTTTCGTATTCAGCTCTTTAGACTTATCTAGTTCTAGGATGATTGACCTCTGTAGAAAGTCTGTATTACCGAATGGGTTTTTGATGGCAGTAAAACAGAACACAGAGTTAACCTGAATCCTGCGTAGGTCTGCTTCTGTAAAATACTTACGCATTTCTACATGTGGATCGGGTTCTGTAATAAGTCTGCAGATTTCGTCTGATAGAGATTGCCTGAGCTGTTTGTCACCCATAGCAATATTATCGGTAACATGGAGAGTTCCTGCATTTACAATCGAAGCATACCAATCCTTAAGTGACTGTGGGGAGTTTCTTAGAGATGCTTCGCCCTGAATAATATTCAGTCTTACTTCAAGAAGTGTAGACTTACCAGAACCAGACTCACCTGTAACAAGCTCTGCTGGAAGTTGCATACCTCTCCAGCGATATAGCCAAGGCGAAACATAGTATAGGAGAGTGATAAGATCTACATGCCTTCCAGCATCCTTAAATCGTACCTCACTTAATACATCGTGCCACCAAGCTTTTGGTATTCCATTATTCTCGTTAGCTTCCTTGTGACGCCTGATTAGTGCATCATGCAAGGCTTTATGATCGATCGAATTCACGTATCCAGAGTCAAACAAAACGTTCTCTGTACCATTAGGTAGAATGATGAAAGGTTTCTTTACATCTCCAGTCACCTTTAGATACTGACTGTCATTGATCTGGAACTTAATGACATCCTCGTTAGGATCGGGTCTAGCAAGAACCCTGTGAGGGGTCACATCCTCAATTGGATCCTCTCCAGAGAACTGTGCGCCCAGCCATTGCATCAGGCGACTGTCAGCTGCAGGTGATAAGCCATAGTCTTTATATAGTAGCTTACCAAACATTGTTTCATGGATGGATTCAGCTCTAGGAGTGTTAATATCAACACGCATTAGTTCGTGAGTATCACCATTAAAATAGAACATCTGGCTTTCGTCACGAGAAAACATACGCCTTCCACGGCTGTCAAGTTCTGTGATGATTGCAAGCGATAGGTTTTGAATCTGTTTACGATCGATTCTTGGACGTTGTAGAATGTTGTTAATGTGTTCTCTAACGTTGGGATGTTTAGGAAATGCAGTCTTTTTAGCCCAACAGTCATCAAGAAGCTGGATAAGGTTTCTGACTCCCCCATCATCATGTAGTAGGAAGTCATCTAGCCCAGTCTTACTTAATCCTTCTAGGGAGGGAAGTACCATCTGCTTAATGTTTTTGATCGGTACACCCTTGTATCTAAACTCATATCCTAGCTTGGCTGAAGCTCTCTGTACTGCAGGTTTAATACCTAGTGAGCTATCAGTATCGAATACAATGAAGAACGTTGACTTGTACTTAATACCCTGATCAATTAGGTCATCAAGACCTTTGGCTAGCACTCCCGTAACTAACTCTTCAATATTAGTAGAGGGCAGTTTTGCTCCAACTAGTTTCTTATTACGGGAATAAGGGGTAATTTCTGTACCCTCAGGTAATACGAGAGTCTTATTAACCCAAGAGTCAACCCCACCGAAGGCAATACAAGGAATGCCCAGCTTACAAGCAAGAGCTGCCTTCTTTTCACCCTCGGTCATAATTACATAGCGGAACTTATTACGCTCCCAAACCTTGAAGAAGTCTTTAGGGAAGTAGACATGATTAGCAGTTCCCTTAATCTGTCTATACCGATCTTCAATGTCAAAGATCCTAATCCGATAATGTGGGATAATCTCTCCCATCATATTGAAGTAGGGAATTACGTAACCTTCTACATTTGTGCTAAGATTACATGCATGTAGCTCTGTTTCATCTGGAACTCTACAAAGCATGTCATCGATATTAAGACCTGACTTATCAAGGTCCTCTACTACTCTATCAATTATCGACATATCAATTTCCTGTGTTCGTATTGAAAAGACTTATTACTGTATATGATCTTGATCTACCACCAACATCATCAACTTGTACATAAGTCTTTTTGACTGTCTTCGCTTCAATCATTTCATCTAAGATAGGCCTCCAAGTGCTTGCAAGTACTCCAGTACCTAGTGCTATCTGTAGCATACTAGGACTGATTTTAGGATATACTTCAAGTATTCTAACGATTCTTGACTTAATCCCATCAATTAGGGGAGTTTCAATCATTATTCCTATCCTTATACCACATAAATGCAGCTATTGGAAATGTTACAGGGTATAGAAGTATAAATATGGACATGTGAGTAATTTTGTATTCTTTTTTCAGGTTGTGGATGTATTCTCTAAAGGATACCAACAACATTATGATATACATCCCAGCAACTGTTCCGAAATAGAAAGTTACGAAATCGTTAAGAGTCATTGGGGCATTCCTACATCAATATTATCACGGAATCCTAGAAAGATAGGAGCTCTTGGAGCATTCTTAACTCCTACAGGCTGATATTTATACCTGACAATCTTTCCAAGGAAAGCTGATCGATTACTCCAGATTGCATCTCTAGCAGACATATCAAATCCAGAACCGATTGCAAAGTCAATTCCTTCGAACGGCTCTAGTCCTTTTACATACAACTTTCCAAGAGTCCCACCAGGTATCTGGTTTTCGATAGAAGCTGAACGCTTCTGATAGCCTAGATTGTCAGTAAATGCCTCGTTCTTGTTGCGAAGAAGTTCCTCAAAGCCTGTTACGATTGCTTCAGCATCAATAAACCTCTTAAGCTTGATCATTCCCTGCTCTCGGAAGGTAGATCTATTATTCTTGTATCTACCCATTGCATGCCGAACGATAAGACCTTCGTATCCACCAGCAGCAACCGCTTCTTCAAGAGCTAGGAGTTCTGTCATTGTTAGGACATGCTCTTGACTGGCAAGCCTTACAGGAATTCCTGAGTCTTTTCCAACTGTTGCAATGATATTCGAGACATGCATAAATCTATCAATGAATGTTGCTGTGGGCTCTAGCAAAACCGTGTCAAACACGTTAAAGGTTACCTGTGGTCGCCCAGCTTCGGACATGACTGCAGATTGGGTTGTGTTAAAATCTACCTTATCACGTAGCTCACCTACTAGTAGTTCGCCGTCAAATCCATCTAGCATGGGACTACTAAACAGCTCTTGGATATAGTGATTACGAATAGGTTTAAGGGTTCGACTAACTAGTCCCAGTTTAGGATGCTTGATAGCACGAATACCGTCCATCTTGATAGAACACATAAAGCCACTACCAGACGCCCAATCAAGACGGTTTAGATCTTTAATTACCATTTCTTCGGATGGTACTTCACCACCTTTAAAACTTGGTAACGTAGCAGCTAGCATTGGCCTGAAGTTATCAAGCAGCTTCATTTACGTACTCCTCTGTGATATCATCTTCACCAGCACAAATTATAAGAAATCGTCCCTCACTAGTATAGCTGAGACCTGTACGGATATCCTGCCATACATAGGGAAATGTATTCTCATTGTAACGCATTGGACCTACAATATGTCCAGATGCTGTCTTATAGGTCTTGCCTTCTTCGAGTTTCATAGTTTTTACTTTCATATCTCCTTTATTTTAATTTAAAACATAAAAGAAGTCAACAGGAATTTTATGTGCCTTTTTTAGTTGTTGCTGTTACCCACACGCCGAAGATCCTAATCATTAGTCTATCTTCGTGTATTTTACAGTTCTTTACTAGCCAGTTACTTACCCACTTATTATCGGACATTGAACAGTTCCCTTTTGCCTTCGCGGGGTTTGTGTAATCCAAGGTGCGGCGAAGAGCCGAGCAGTCTTCAGTTACAGCCACTTCTGACATTATTGTCTCCATGGAGATGCTGGTAGCTGTACATTGTTGGATTCCTCTATGATTCCACGCTTAAAACCTTCAGCTAGAACATTGAGAAGTACTGCATCACTACCTAGTAGATCGTCATCAGACATCCCAGTAAGTGTATTTATTTCACTGTTACCTAGAGTTCTGACAAGACTAATGTCAAAGTCTGTAGGATTTAGCGGAAAGTCAGAAAACTGTTGGCCAAGCGAAAGAAGAAGTTCACGTACAGCGAGTGCTTTGATTGTAGGAACGTTCCTTCGGAATAGGTTGACGATATTGATTAGGTGTTGATCTGTGAGGTGTGGGATCGGAATCTTCTTCCCATCTTGTGTAGTCCAAACCATTGACGGATGATACCCAGATCCAAGGTCCATCCCATTAAAAACTGTCGTATCGATTCTCTTCCTAAGCTTTTCGCTCTTTAGGGGGTTGGAAAAATCAATAACGAGGTCGGGTATGAGAGGTTTAGACATACTTCGAGCCCTCTTCAAGTATTAGCTTTTCGAGCATATCTTCCAGATTGTTCCCGATCAATTCGGCAATTGTTTTACTTACGAACACATCCCGCAGTTCCATAGTTGTGACATCTTCTCCTACTGAAATGCGTACAATATACCCACTACTCAACAGCGTCATGTAGGTTTTATAAACCTTGATGGTTACCTTGATATATTCTGTAGTTTGTTTATCCTGCTGTATTTTGGTTGTGGGGATTCCCACGATGTTACTTCTTGACATTTGCCATATCCCTTATGATTATGGATACACAGGTTGCTTCATGGCTCTGTATTGCGTCATAGTGATACATATGAAGAAATCCCTTCTCCAGGACTTCCTGAAATGTATCAGGATGACTGAAGGTTTTGTAAACATGTAACCAGATCGCCCTACCTGAACGCCCGTTACCATCAGTAAATGGATGAAGGTGTTCGTAGATGTTATAAGCCCAGAAAGGTGTATACCCATCTTCGGAAACATACTTCAGAAAGTCAATTAGGACTTCCTCAAGAACTTTACCTCCAGGAGGTGCTATATAGTTTCCTACTTTAACATTTCTTCCGGAGACGTTTCGTAGCTTAATGGGATTACCTTTACCATTGAACAGTCCTTCGACATAAACCCACAGACTATTAAGACTAAGAGGTTCATGAAGAAATGTGTGCAGCCTTAAGCACTGCATTTGTAACTGTTCATCGTCTAGAGATATTCCCTCGATCTTGAACGATTCTGTTACAAAAGTTTCTAACCTTCTGGGATCGAAATCAATCCCCATCGAACATTCCCCTCAAATCTCTGAGATCTGTATCTATCGTGTAGTGTAGGCCGTGGATTGAATCCCACTTAAGTTCTTCAGCTCTTACAGGGATCTTGTGCTTCTCTGAAATGGCTTTTGCAACCATTGCCAGGATTTCTTCGGCTGTTATCTGCAGGGATACTTTCATAGTACACCTATTCGATCCTGAATTGGAGGTTGAAGTGTCTGAGGAGAGCCATAAACGTGTGAGGTCTTGGCCATCGAGTTCTGCCCCTCGCCAGGCTTGCCACAGTTGACGGTGAGATGCCCATCTCCGAAGCTATTTGCTTATAAGTCTTACGCTCCGCATGAATCTTATCAGCAAACATAGACATCACCCGCTCAGGGGTGTCAAAAACCTGGGGTTTGGACTTAAGATTTACAACGTTCATTGTATCACCCTCACAAGTTCTTTATTTGTTGGCTTCATACTGCTCAATCGCCCACAGAGATACCCAACGTGCCGCTGAACATGACCAGATTTGGTATTCTGGGTTGAGCATGTCATCCCCAAGATCTGCTATGGGAAAGCATGCACTTACCTCTCCACCATCGGGAGATAGCTGCTCAATGAGCTCTGTCATGCTGGTGTATGTCATTGAATACACCCTCTCAGTACGCACCTCATTACCGTCGTAGTAGGTAATAATAAAGTCACGAAGTTTGATCACGGCTTTCCCTTTCTTCCAGCCATTCAAGGCCCTTCTCTGTAATTGTGACCTTCATGGAGTATGCATGCTTCTCCAGAGTAACCAGTTTCATTGATTCCAGATTTTGTGCAGGAATGCAGTTCCGTGCCTCAAATCTGGAACCTGTAGCTACATTTCGAAGAAGTTCCTCCTGGCCCTTGGTAAGAAATCCATTTTTCCAACCTCGAGCTCTTTCACGTGTGCTATTTACTCTCATCGGTACGCTTTCCTTCAGTCACAGAATGGTGAAACAACTTTGAAACGCCATTTGTATGCAACGACGGTTTCAGCTTTCAGTTTGGGATTTACTTCGCTTATCTTCTTAGGTTCCACTGGAACGAAGTAGTCAAGATACGGAAGTAATCCGTGACTCCTTTCCGATTTACTAGTTTTAACGAAGCCAACAGGAAGTAATTCAGCATATAACCTCGCTGCGGCTTCGCTAAGATACCGAGGTTCTACTGGTTCTCCCCGAAGAAATTCAAGTTCCCATTCGAACTCGGAGTCAGCATAAGGTCTCGGCTGTCCGGACTTCAGTACTCTTGTGATGTAGTGATAGGCGTTCATTGTGATTCTCCGATCATTGCTTCTTCGGGAGTTCTATACAGATATTTGGCCCTGATTGTACGCTCATCCGGAAATATGTGTGCTTTTATAACAAATCCAGGATCATGCCAAATAGTTTGATGTGCTTTTAGTACTACCCCAATTACAATATGCCCATCCTGCCTTAGTGAGGCATAAGCTCCTGACGGGTTGTTTGTATTTATCCAGGCTTTATCACCTACCTTCCACGGAGTTTCGTTTTTGTACTCTCGTGGTCTGATTGTTGGTACTCCAGATGCTTCATAGAATGATCCTTGGCTCTTCCTGATTAGGAAAGCCCTGAAGGCATCTTTGAGGTTGTCGAAAAGTTCAGGCGTGTGAAAGTTGTAATACTTCTTGCCATCGTGATCGTCATAGGGTAGAGGTTCACGCTTTTCAAGATACCTGACTACGAACAGAAATCTCTCAGGATCCTTATAGTATCCGTTCTCCCATGCAAGTTCGAGGTAATTTCCAAATTCATCAGGTTCTGTTTCTTCGATAGCTACATGGGAATAATGATCAGAGACCTTGGACTCTGCGGTGAAGACTTTCATTCCAGTCCTCCGTGAATCTGCTGTCCGAGAGTTACCACAACTCCTGAAGAGCTGGGATATTTCATTTATATCAGTGGCATCAAAAGCTACTGATAACCGTGAAAGAGCATTAGAGATCTCAAGGATTTCCCCCAACCGCTCTACGTAGACCTTCTTGATTCCTTCAAGGAAATTCTTCTTGTTTGCGGTGCTGGTATTGGCAATTAGTTCATCCAGATCCTTGATAGCCTGTTCCAGCTCATCCTTATTTAGATCGTAGAGTTTCTTTGGTGCTTTGTCAGACATCTTGGAGACCCCAATAGTGAAGATAGGTATGCATATCAGGCTCGAACCAGAGCTGTAGGTTGTTGTAGTATTCAAGGTTATCGTTAGGATCCTTGAACATCAACCAGGGATTGTAGGAAGCTCCTACGTTGTTGTCGTGAAGTGAAAGAATTCTGGTTTTTCCGCAATATTCACATTCAAACCAGAGTAGCTGCTCATCATCAAGAGCGAGATTAGTCGGGGTGTTACTAAGCTGGTAAGATTCCTTGGTAGTCAAAAACCTCACGATCTTGATGGGTAATGATACGACGCCTTCAGGACGCTTTTCGACCTCCTTGTAGTAGGTTTCACCTGGAATGAGTTCCTCTATTTTGGTGATAGCCTTTGCTCGCCACTCATTGACATAGTCTTGATGATAACACATCATTTTAGTTCTCCTGTGAACTTACTGCTCGTTTTTCCAAGCTTCATAACGTTCCATTTGTGCTATTTCATAGCGGTTTTCTTCAAGGTACTCGTCATAGTCTTCCTCAAAATGCTCACTGGTGCTTTGGATCCATTCGTCAGCATCTTCCCATTCCACGAAGATATCACCGCGTGAGTGAGGGCGCCAACCCCTGCCCTTAAGTTCGTTGGCTTGTCCAACTGTTATTTCTCCCGCAAGGAGTTCCTGGAGTATTTCGGAATCAGAGACTTTGACTGCAACGATATACCCAGATCCTGAGGGATTATCAACAACGATCCAACCCGTTGTGGGGTTTACGAAAGTTCCTGCATACGTGCATTTGGACATTTTAGTTCTCCTGTGTACTTCTTAAGAACTCCGGTAAAGATGTCAGTCGTCGTAGGCATCCCAGAGTTCATCATAGTCATAGCCTGCAAGTTCTTCAACCATTGCTTTCAGGTGGTTTGATATACAAACCGAACACACCTGATAGACTCGACCACACGAACCCTCTTCGAAATCCCGATAGTTACGAAGCTTTGGGCTGTGATGCCCACACCAGTCACAAGTTCCGCTTGTGTCGTACTCAGCCACTTCCTTCTTGTATTGCTCGTAACACTCATCACACATATCGATCATCTCACAACCGAAGCTATCGGTTTCTCCCTGAATCCTGTGAGTTGCGACGCGATTTGGGTGATCGTCACACATACAACCCTTAGGAACCTTGTGAGAGTATCCAGGAAGTGTTGAGATTGGTCCAGTTACCTCAGCCATCATAGTTCTCCTGTGTAAGTCTGCCTCACGGCTACGTAATATTGTCCAGTAATTGGGTGTCTGTAGAGAGCTCTTGAATGGTGCAAACCCTCTACATCCTGTAGCGATGCGGCACGGATAAGACCTTGTTTCAAGAGTTTCTTGAACTGATCTGAAGAGACATTCACTTCCCTTGACTTGGTCTTCATTGAACTCTTCTTCCTGTGAACTTATTTTATTGTCTTTATTATACTAAATTAAATTAAGGAAATCTAGTGCGGAACCAAATTATTTTTGGGTTCGGCCTTAGGTAATACCTAACAAATTTTGACGGTTGTAACCTTTAAGAGCTATTGGCCTTAAATTGCGGTCCGTAAAATAAGTGAGCGTTAGGACTATTAGTTATTGACAAATCCGAATAGTATAACTAATAGTCCTCCAGTGACGACGTACAGGTGACTCCGCGTAATTGATTGTGTAGTGCGTTGGTATATTGCGAGGGCGGCCTTTTTGAGTAAACTAATTGACTAATTTAGGGATAAAAAAATTTCCTTAATAAAATCAATATGTTATTAATTAATTAATTATATTAGTTATATTTGAAATTTTATAAAAACATGAAAAAGGAATAGGAAGGACTAGTGATAGATAATGGATAGTGTGGTATGATATTTTAGGAATTGAGGGAAGATTTTCTAACTTTGAAATCTATATATATATAAAAACAAAAATAACATAACTAATTAATTGACTAATTGACGGTTTATAGGGCGTTTTGTAACCTTTGGGACATGTCTAACTGTTAGGCCAGGCAGTTCTATACGAAATCTATGGGCGTGGGCACTTTGTAGCATTTGAGCGGGCGTGCGTGATAGTTAGAGAAGTGCATGGGCGTGCATGAGTTCTAGCAACAGGGCTGCCACAAGCGACAATTCGACGGATCCGACAGGCTAACATGGCCAATAACAAGCAAAAAAGAAGGGGCCCGAAGGCCCGATCTCATACATTTAGGCCTTGCGGAGCCGTTTGATCAGTTCTTCAATGACGGTTTCTTCATGTTTCATCCGAGCAACATATTCAGCCCTGTGCTGGTCCGGATCTTTCGATGCGTCCTCCAAGTAGGCATGGACGGACTCGCTGGATATGACCAACGCGTCAACGATCAGATCCCGTTCCAGCGTGGTAATGTATAAGGTAATGGTCATCTGACCCTCCTGTTAGCGGTGTTGTCAGGCGACCATGGCTTCGGGCTGACGAAGGCCATGCCACTCCGCCTTGTCTTCGTCCTTGCCCGACCAGTAGGCGAGGTTGCCTTTGCACGTCAGGAGCAGGTAGCTCCCGTCGGCCATCGCCCAGTATCCGTACACACCAGCGCCCTCAGGTTCGCCCAAGTCCTGTGTGAGCTTGTCGGCAGGGATGTACTTGTGTGAACCATAACCGGTGTGGTCGAACACATCGATCATACCACCGTTGGCCATGGTCGACCCCATCTTGTCAGGGTTCTTGACGTAAGTGGCACGGCACCAGGCGGTAATGTATTGGGCAGCGATCTTGGCGTACATTGGTTGCTCCCGTTAGTGGGTTTGGCAGATTGCCAGGAATAACCTGTTCCAGGCATGCCATTGATATTGGCACCGAAGTTCTTCCAGATATGCAGGATCAGTGATCTTGCCGACTTGGGACTGAAAGTGATCCAGCGCAATTTTGGCATAGTAATCCACGTACTCATTGGCAAGCGGATTGTCCAAGATAGATTCCTGGAGCGCTTCAACTAGGGCTTGATCGGGTTTACCGAGTGAACTAGACATATGGCCCTCCTGTTAGCCATTGATGATTGAGCCGGCACTATAGGTATTGTCGATACCTATCTGCTCGTAATAGTCCAATTCGTCCTGCACAGTTGTTTCGAATCCGGCAGGATCGTTCTTCCGAGCCTGTTCGAGACCTTCCACAATTTCCAGGTAGAACTGTCTGTACGAGTCTTCGACGTCCATGTTAGGCCAGAGGGCCTGGACGAGCTGCGTGATCAGATCATGTACGCTGTTTCCGGACGTAAGATATCCGTACACAACGTTTACATGACGTTCACGTTCCTTACTTTCGGTTGGCATGGTGGCCTCCGCCTGACTTATTCAACCGGATCTTCGGGATCGATGACATCGATCACGTGATCCATCAGGTAGAACGTGTGGGACGAATCGCCAGTGTCGTGAACGATGTTTGTGATCGCTTCGATGAACGTATCCTTGTCAGTATCGATGGAAACTTCGAAATTGACAGTGATGATCTTGGTCTGCGGTTCCATGGTAGGCTCCTGTGCGTTCGCATTATTTATCTTACATAATTATTATATAATATTGTCCAAAAGACCTCAAGTGTCAAAAGAGGCACCGAACTAAATTATTTTGGTATGGGCGAGCTGTAAGGATAGCACAGACAGGGCCACAAGCGCTCGGTTTGGACTGACAGGGCCAAAAGGCCGTAAAAAGAGAGGGCCGAAGCCCTCTTAGTTAGCCCACCACGGCTACTCGGTATTTCAGTACTCCCATTCCTGAGTGATCAGACGCGCACGTCCGGAGTCAGTGAAGTGTTCCGGGAAGGTTTGTGCAAGTTTCTGCAGTCTCGAAAAGACCTCGATAGAGCAGTCCCTTTTGGGAGCGAACCTGTTGTTGGGCATGCGCACGACCAAGTCTCGCACCTCGTCCAGGATCTTGGTCGATACGTAGATGGGACCCAACCGAAAGAGGATCCGCGTTGTCTTCATGATCTTGTCAGCCATTACAGTTCTCCCTGACTGATTGAATAGATAGTGTCGGTGTATCCGAGGATTCCATTCCATTCCAGATAGATTCCCAGACGTTCCAATGGTGTAGCGTTCAGGATCTTTTCCCTACACCACTTTTCCATATCCTTTTGGGAATCAGTACTGTACTCGTGGTGTCCATAGTTCCACTCGTCCTCGTAGTAGCCCATGTAGGCCTCTAAGAGCGCTTTCATGACGGAATCCTTTCGATAAGGCCGACGATGAGGATCGCGGCCATTACGACGGTGAAGACGTATTTGTTGGTCATCGTGGTGGTTCCTTTTATATTTACCTTTATATTATATAATATTGTCCTAAGGACTTCAAGAGTCCAAATGGGGATGGGCACATAAAAAATTTGGAAAGGTATGCCAGGGCCGTCAAACGCGACGGGGCAAATTGGGCAGGGCGAATGACTTTGCGGAAATGTCAAGAAAATTTTATTTGCGGTCCCCTTTTGACAGTAGATTTGACCTTATGTTTGTTGTATAATATAGATGTAATAAGTTGATGGTCAATTTATTACTACACAGGAAAGGAATACATCATGGCCAAGAAGTCCAACACCCAGGCTGTCGAAAAGGTTGAAACCGTGCAGCCCGTCGAAACCAAGCCGATCCCGACCAACGACAAGGGTCAGCTCAACCAGGTCATCCTGACCGACGAGCAGGTCGAAGCCTACAACAAGATGTCCACGAAGTCCGAAAAGATCCGCTACCTGACGGCGATGAACTTCAGCCGGTCGGCGATCGCCAAGTTCATGGGCATCCTGTACCAGCATGTGCGCGAGGTTCAGCTCCGCCCGTTGAAGCGGGGTCCTCGTCAGGGCTGAAGGTGATACCATGAGGATCGGAGCACTGATCGGTTTTCTGTCAGTGGTCATCTTCGGTATTACCGTCATGCACCTACTGATCAAATAAGGGAGGGGCGAAAGCCCCTTCCTCTCTGTTATGGGCGAGCGTGAGGACTAGCATGGCCTCATGGGCGAGCGAACGTTCTAGCACTTGACAGGGCGCAAGCGATCTATCCAGACAGGGCATAAATTCCTACTGGTTGGCCAGGTCCCAGGAGCTGCCCGGCAAGGCATAAAGATATCTTTATATCAGAATATCATAAACAAACAAACAAAAAAAAAAAAAAAAAAAAAAAAAAAATAATAGCTTTTCAGCGAGTGTTTATTTTTTTTGTTTGTTTTGGTTGGTTTGTA